TTATGTGTTGAATTCAGGGCGTGAAACACCACCAGTTGCGGTCGTTGTAGTGACGAATGGATCAACGATGATCACCAGACCAGAATCCAGGCAGCAGCCCCCGGCGCGCAGGTGCGCGTTGTAGCGGTAGCTAGTGATGTTCGCCTCAGGCCGCCGATTCACATTCGGGGCAGCACGCAGGTCTATCATGACTTGGCCAACCACCTCGCCGGCCACAATCGTGGCGATCCACAACCCACGTGCGCCATACCGGTCAGAGTCACTGAGCATGTCAAAGACCGTATGCGCCCACATGGTGACCCTGAGCAAGCCATCCGGCAGCAGCTCAGCTACCGCGTCGTGCCACGGCGCCTGGGAGTCGTTGTATTCAGTCGGCAGCGTGCTTGACGGATCGTACGGTGGCGGCGCTACCCGCATGCAGAATGGCAAAGCACCCATGGCACGCATGAGTGAGTCGCTGACCAGCAGGCTCAGCCGCGCCTTAGGGCCTGGCTCCACCGGGATATCCTGGCGCGGACCAGACGGGCTCAGCACGCCCCTGTAGGCCTGGGGCACCAGCAGGCAGACGCGGTACTCAACTGATGCGGCCCGGCTCACGAACGCCATGGGGTTAGTCGTATAGGGACCATCTGCGTACAGCGTGTCAAATCCACGCAGAACGCCCAGCCCTTTGACCTTGCTGGCTGTTTCACCGGTCGGCAGGATCAACAGGCTTGGCTGTGTCGGCTCTGCACCGATCAGGGTGAACTCAAACGGCGAAGCCACCAGTGCCGTTTCACCAGGGTCTACTGGCAAATCACCCGGAGGCTCAAGAAACGTGTCACGCCCCCGGGCCAGGGTCAGCACCTGGGATTCCAGCGGGCCAGATGAAAGCGTGCCATTGAAGAACCGTCCCGACAGCATCAGCCAGGCGGCAAAGTCCATCACTGTGGCGCTGCCCACATTTCCCGAGCGCTTAGCCTCGAGCATGAAGCCGTCGAAAAACTCACGCTGCGTCGCAAAGCGCCGAGTTTCAGCCATAAGCCCTTCAGCCAGGGCAACAGCGCGCCGGCGTAGCCAAGCCCCGGAGCGGGTGAGCACGCGAGACGCGATGTTCATGGCTGGCGACCACGGAACTGCCGCTGAGAAACACCGACCTGCAGCTCGATCAGGTCCAGCGAGACGCTGGTAGCGTCGACAACCTCCAACCCCACGGACCACTGGCGCGCAGAGACCCCTTTCGCCATCACAGCCCGGCGCATTCCGTCCTGGCCTACAACGCGATACGTCCGTTCAACACCGGTACCGGCAGCAACACGCAGGTAAACCTCACCGTCAGTCGCGATCCCGACATAGGCCGTGTCCATGCGCTTGAGGCGTGGATCACCCCAGTCCGTTGTGCCCAGGTCAACCAATGCGCGGATGTATTCACCATCGTCGGTTTCGCCGCGCAGCCGATAAAGGCCGTCCGCCCTGCAGCCGTATGTCTCACCGCCGCACCGCACAAAGCTGGTGAAGTCGAACCCCTCGTACTCGGTCAGCGCGCCGGTCAGCACGTTAACCGCATACTGCAGCGCGGTGCGCCGGTTGCTATTCACGTCGTCATTGACCGCCAGGCCGCTATTCACCAGCATTTCCATGATGCCGCTGATCGACACTGTGTCGCTCAGCCCGAGGAAATCAACCGCCTCGGCATCTGCAAACACCACGATATCTGCCGTGTCGCCAACGCCCAGCGAATCCATGGCCACAAGCACATAGGGAAAGTCGGTGATCCATGAGTCGGCAGCTAGCAGGATATCCATCTGACCGGTTTCATTCGGCGCGTCGAAGTTCTCCCATACACCGGTTTCATACCCGTCTTTCGGCCAGGTAATGCCGATGGCAGCATACGGGCGATCGGCCGCAAGCATTTTGGGTGCGGGAACCACACCAGCAAATGACACCAGGCTACCCACAAGGATCAGCGACTCGACGGTGAGCTGTGGCAGCTTGATGCCGATACCAGCGCTCTCGATTACTGGCCCACTTGATCCGATAGAAATACGCGGCACAGGCAGCTCAATCTTCACGCCGGAATATGGCGCATCGAATGCCGTCAGGATAGGTACTGGCGCGCTGCAGCGGATACCTACCGCAGCCCTGGAACTGAGGCTCAGCCGCGGTGCAGGCAGACGAATACTGATCCCGTTCAGCGGGTAATCTGACGCGGTTAAAATCAGCCGATTGGTGATCGCGATACCGGCAGAGCTGAAAACCTCGAATACCGGCTCATCAACAAAGTCACCTGGTGAATACAGCGTGGCATCTGCATAAACCCGACCGCCCGAAAGCCTCTCACTGGTATAGACCTGCTCGCCGTCAACCAAGTAGGAGACGCTGTTGTCTATCCGTCGGACCTCAAAGCGAATATCGCTTTCTTCCCCCAGATACACGGCATCGGCGACAACGACACCGGCTTCGATGATCGAAACCACGTTCTTGAGCTTTATGAACGCATGAGTCGCTTTCGAATATGAGCGACCAGGACTGCCGTCGGACAATCCGCAGATAACGCCAATGGGAGACGCTGGAAGGCGAAATGACAACGACAAGTCGTCATCTAGCCCCACCAAGCTTCTCGCGCCAGCGTTCCACCCGAAGTGGTTATCAACAGTCTGCGCAGCAGGGATTGACGGTATCGAAGGAATTGCCGGCAAACACTTCTGCACCTGCACGGTGGAATACCGTGTTTGCAGGCTGGCACCCGATTGTTGGCGCGAACCCAGACTCAGAACGTAGGACGGGGTGTAGCCGGTGAGTACTGCCCTGGGATCGTTCTCGTCAGCACCAGCGGGAAGTGGGGGCAGCGTCACGATGCCTCCGGCAGAGCCCTTACCTGAGCTTCCGATCAGCCCACTCATCCCGAAGGCGCTACCTTTATTTGCCCCATACACCTGCTTAACGACGTTGGTTTCGGTGTAGCAATAAGCTGCGCGGCCGACCACGCCAACTCGCGCAGGAACGAAAACCACAGTCGCCTGTTTCTGGAGCAAATTCGCCATTGCTGTTACTGCTCAGGCATGGTGATGAAGAAGTAATCGAAGTTTTGCGGAGCGCCGCTGACCAGGGTGGGGTTGGTCATGTTCATGTCTGCGCCGGCAACGCCAACCGAGCCTTGAACACGAACAGCACTGGTACTTGAATCACCAGCATCACCAGCCTTCACCACGCGAAAGAAGCTGGCCGTGCCGCTCGCGACGTTCACGCCGCTCCAGACCTCCGAAGTACTCTTCACCAGGGTGCCGTCACTGGCTACGCCCTCAAAGGTGCCGCCTACCCCGCCATTGCTGATTTCACTCAGCAACGTTGCAGCGCCAATTGCATCGTTCGGCGATGCAGGGGGGGTGCCCGCGTAAAGCCGGATAAAGCAGCCATCCAGCAGTGATTTCATTGAGCCGGTGACGGCCAAGCCGTTACGCAGCCCTACGCTGTATTTAGCGCTCATGACGCCTCCGTTAAACGATGTTGGTCGGGATGTAGGTCAGGCCAGACGTGACGTTCAGCGTCAGCCCATTGGTGATCGGACGCGGGGACGCGAAACGAACAACTGAGAGCAGGCGGCCACTGCCGCTGCCCTTCGCGCTGCTCGATACGATGAATGCGCCGTAGATGTTCTGGTCCTGAGTGAACGTGAACCGTGCTCGCGAACCTTCGTTTGCCAGCTTGGCCACGTTGTCGTATTCACGCTCCCACAGCGGTCGAGTGGCTTCGCTGTAGTTCACGAACTCACCCAGACCGGATGGGATGTCGCTTGCGCGCGTTGCCGAGGTAGGCAGGTATGGATTGCGGAACAGTCCGACATACCAAGCCGGGATAGTCGGCGTATCACCGAAAGGCGCCAGGATGAGAAAGTCCAGCCCCTCTTGAGGGATCAGGTTGCACTGCTCCCAGGACTCGACCACAGCACCATCGGCGTCGGTCAGCTCAAACCCATATCGAAAGCCGTTGTAACGAATACCGTCAGCGCTCATCAGTAATCTCCACTTCGCAGAAGTCGCCGGCGGCCAGCCGGTTTTCCTTGGTCTGGCCACGCATGGTGGTGACCACCATCTGGTTGCCGTTGTGCTCCAGCAGCCCGGCAGCACCTGCCGCTGCGACTGATGGCGCGTATTTGTCACGATTGGGTAGCAGCACGCCGCCGGCGGAATCGCCGATCGCCTGGCCATAACGGGTGAACCACGCTGCACGCCCGTCAGGCAGCGTCAGCGCAGCACCGGCCACGGCGCCAACGTCCAGCACAACCCGCTGGCTCGGTGTTTCGGTCTGGGGGTCAATAAGGAACCAGGTCTTGTCGGCGGCGATGTAGACCCCGCCGTCGGTGGCGGCCAGCATGGTCACGTCACTGCCGTACTGGAAAAATCCGCGCAAGGGATCGACCAGGTGCGGCCGATAGGGCTCTGTGATGTAGACGTGCCGACCCACGCGACCAATCAGCACGCCTCGATAGGCGACCATCTGATCGCAGTGAGGCATGGGTACCAGGTGGGCAGTCAGCAGGGTTTCGGTATCGTCAGCCACGCCAGTGATAGCGGTCGGGCCATACAAGCGGCCTTGGCTGTAGAGCGTCTCGGAATTTACAGGGCTCGCGTACAACTTGAGCGATCGAGGATCTGCCGACGTAACGCGCAGTGCCTGAGCACCATCCAGCCTGACGATCTCAGGAATGCAGCCAGACTCTTCACCATCACCGCCGACGGCGGTAACAGCCACGCGGTAAAGCCCAGCAGGCAGATTACCCGCCACCACCTGCAGGTCGAACGCAGGTGCAGCGATTGCCCAGGGCTTCAACTGGCCGCGCTCGAGGCGCAGGCTGTCTTCTTGAGTTGAGAGATAGAGCTGACCATTCAGCTCAGCACCGGCCAGCGAGCCTGCAGCACTTATCGTACCGAGCGCAAACAAGCCGCCCGAATCAACGTCGAAAGCCTGCAGTTGATCGCCGTCAGCGAAAACCACATGGCCACCCACTGCAAAGGCGCCACGACCAGCCTGGCACTCGGCGACACGCTCAAAGCCGCAACGCAGCTCCAGCTTTCCGCCAACAGTCGGGTCAAGGTTCACTGCCTGGCGATAGTGACCCTCAGGCAAGCGATCACGCGCGGCGATGTTATTCGCCCCGAGCGCCCAGCTTGCTGTGGTTTTCCGGTCCATAACCCGCCCCAATCAATCCCAAACACCGGGATACATGGGGCAAGTCTCACTGACAGGCGGGGTAAGCCCTAAACCTTACAGGGGGTCAGACCTAAGGCGTTATCATCGCAGCCTGGGATGAAGGAGCCAGACCGTTGAAAACCACCGCCAAATTTCTGATAGCTATTGCATTGATAACAGCCTGCTCACTCTGGGCCGGAAGCCTAGACAGGAACAACTTTCTTGGCTTAGGACTTTTTATCGTCATGGCCTCTTCGTTTGCCTCCATCGCCTCAGCATCAAGCGGTGCACTGAAAGCGTGGCGTGCGGCAAAAATTGAGTATCAAGCGCCTACCACCGAAGCGGGGGAGTCGAAAATGTTTAAGTTCGTTGCTGGAGTGATGGGAGTCAGTCAGCGCGATAACTTGGTAACCATGCAACAACAGATCCAAGAACTGAGAAACGTGGCCGTTCAAGACGAGAAAACATGGCGAAGTCTGATTGCTATGACCAACTATCGGGTTGACATTTGTTTAGCCCGACTGGAGTACCATGAGGAAGTTACTCTTCCAAAACTTCTTGGTGAAAGCGCGGGCACCGTGATTGTCAGCGCGACCATGGCATTCGTTGGATCTGCATACCTCGCCTACCCTGCCGAATTCTACGATCTGTTCCGCCAGATTTACGAATACTTCTCTGGCCTCGCTGCAGACTTAATGACCGCATCACAGTAGAACTCGTCATCCTCGATGAGCCTGGCCAGTAGATTGTCGGGTGTGTAACTGCGCACCCTCACTTCTGTTAGGGCTACTTGACGATTTGTGCTTGCGAAACAGACCGAATCAGCGCCCCCAGGCCCAATCGATGTTGCCGTCGTACAGACCGAGGGCCTGCATGTCTCGCTGCATGTTGAATACGTTCATGGGCGCCTCCTATAGGCTCGTCAGTACAACTTCACCGGTGCCAGAAGCGCTTATAGCTACGAACTTTAGCTGCGCCGGGGACCAGGTAACGTCTCGCCAGGACGAATCCGGCACCGCTCTCCCAGTCCAGTTGATACCGTCTGGGCTTGTAGCTAAGCGGACATCGCCTGCCGGCGCTGCAGCTACAAACAGTCCGCGGTCTTGTGCCCACGTAACTCCAGCGCCGCCTGTCAGTGGGGTGGTGCCCAGTGTCCAGTTAGTGCCGTCTGGGCTTGACATAACCGACCCGTCAGACCCAACTGCAACTAGCCTCCCTCTGTCTTGAGACCATGCTACGCGCGTCCACGACTGTTCGGGCGAGCTGCGCAGCGTCCAATTTATCCCGTCGGGGCTGGTCATCACCCGCGAGCCTGTCCCAGTTCCTGCCACCGCTACGAATAACCCCAGTCCTGCCGCCCAGCAAACGCCGCTCCAAAGTATGTCGGCCGGCGTAGTTCGGGCAGTCCAGGTCACCCCGTTGGGGCTGGTCATTACTCGGCTGCCTGCAGTGGTGCCGCCGTACGCCACAGCGACTAGCAGCGACAGTTCAGGCGACCAGCAGACTGAGTACCAATAGCGGTCGAGCGGCGTGGTTCTCGCTGTCCAGTTGACGCCATCGGGGCTGGTCATCGCCCGCGCGCTTGCTGTGCCGGAGAAAGCCACCGCTACAAACAGGTTGAGGGCGGGCGCCCAGCACACCGAAATCCACCCCGCATCGCCCGGGGTCGTTCTCGAAGCCCAGGTCACCCCATCCGCGCTGGACATGGCTCGGCTCGTCGCTGTGCCGGAGTACGCTACCGCTGCGTATACAGACCTTTCTGGCGACCAGGCCACACCGCCCCAAAGCCGAAGCGGCGCGGTCCTCGCTGTCCAGACCACTCCTACGTCCGGGTTGATACCTCCCGATACTGCAGGGAACTCGGCCGACGGCGGCGCAAACGCACCGGTGTAGCGCGCAACGTTTTTCGTGATGCGGACTTCGTCGATTTCCCCGCGGAAAGGGTAGCGGGCTCCCCCCTGCAACTGATAGCCGATAGACATAGTCAGCAAATTATTGCCGTACGCCGCTGCATCGGTTCCAGTAGCGTCGAGGACGCCGTTGACATAGATCGACACTACACCAGCTGAGCGAACCACGGCGATGTGGCTGAACACGCCCAAAGCCAGCACTACGTTCCCTCTAGCCGGATAAGAGCCGCTGCCGGCATACCGGTAAAATTCGATCTTGCCGCTCGTCGTGTAGTACACCTGCCACCCGGGTGACGCTCCGCCCAGGTCAAAGTGGGAGATAAGTGCCCCGTCTACGCGGGAAGTCGGCTTTACAAACAGTTCGATGGTGAAGTCACCAGGCAGCGCGAAGTCCAGTGTGCTGGCGTTTGCGACCGCGCCGCTATCACCGGTCGAAAGGCTCATGGCCTGGCCGAACTTGCCAGCCGCCCAAGCCACTGTTCCTGCGTTGGAAAACTGCATGGTCTTCAGGTTGGCGGGGCTTCCGTTCATCCGCGCAAGCAAGACTACTGAGTCCCAGTAAGGGTCGCCAATTACGATCCCGCCCGCGCGACGGCGCTGCGCCAAAATACCCGGGATCATGCAGCCACCAGCCTACCGATCAGTGCCCATGTGTTCGCTGCGCTGCGCACCGCAGTGGCCGCAGACACCGCGCCGTCGAGCGCATTCGTGTCGGTGCTGTGGACACTGACGCTGAACCCGTCCCCAGTTACTGTCACCGCACCGGAGCCCAGTCGCAAAATGTTCACGACAGGGAACTCCGTAGAGGGCCAAGCGGCTGTGGCTTCGGCGCCGATCGTCAGCGTGATCGCGGTGGTGTTCGTGCAGACGATCCAGCGGCCCACGTCCGAAGGCGTGATCGCGCCGCTGGTAGTGACGCCCCGGCCTGGCAGACCCGCGAGCGCGACCTTAGCATCGAGGGCTGCCTGCAGGTCAGCCTGGGACGCGAGCGTGCCCGTGATCGCGCCCCAAGCGCTGCTGCCCCCGCCGCCACTTACCGTCAGGTCTCCACTGCCGAGCAGGCTGGTCCCGTTGATGCTCTTGATGTTCGTGCCGCTGACCAGCGTGGCCTGCTTTCCGGCAAGCCCGGTGGTAACCGACGCGGCCAGGTCCGTGATCTGCTTTTGCAGTTTCCCGATCGCCACCAGCACGCTGTCCGTGTTCACGACCGCTGTGCCGACCACCAGGCTCAAGCCGCTCAGCAGCGTAGCCAGCACGCGCGCGGAGGTGTGGTAAAGGTTCGTCGCCCCCTCGGTCAGGCTATCGGTGCTTGCGTTCGCCGTGGCCCCGACCGCGATCCCGTTGAGCTTGCTCAGCCGGGCGTCGGTGAATGCGTTCGTATCTGGGTTGCTCTCGTACAGGGTCTTGACCTGCGCCGCAGTGATCGGATCAGCACTGCCGGCCTGAGCCACCCACTCAGCGTCGTTGCCATCCCAGATGTACCGCAGCACCGGCGAGCCAGTACCTGCGTCCACGTCGGCGTAGTCACCCGGGCTCGCATCCGGCAGCGCGGCATTGAGCGCGCTCAGGTTGATGAACGTACCCCGGTAGTGCGAGCTCTCCAGCCCGGCCAACTTCGCCTTCTCGGCCGTGGTGAAGTCAGCCTGGCTCAGGCCGTACCCCGCCACCTTGTCGACCTTGAGGTTCAGGCCTGCCGTGAGCGCCGCGGGCTGTACCGCCGTGTCGGCCAGCGCGCCCTGGGCAGCCGTGGCCGCGCCGATGTCGCCAGGTGTTGCCGGGATGCTAGGTAGCCCGAGCAGATCCGCGTATTGGCCGCTGCTGGCCACGACTGCCAGGCTGGCTGGATCTTGTGGCGTGTAACCTAGCGCTTCGGTCACGTCGCTGCCGGTCAGTGTCACTGGGCCTGTGCGAGCATTGAAGCTGCTTACACCTGCACCACCACTGCCACCAGTGCCAGGCGCACCACGCAGTCCGGCAGCTATAACGGCGCGGGGAAAGCCCTTCTTGACTACGATGACTCGATTCATGCCAGCACTCCAATATTCATCAGGCACTCACCGCAACGGCCAGGGCGGCCTGATTAACTGCTTCTTGCGCGGTAGTCTCTTTTGCCAGGGCCAATGCTGATGGATCAGACCAAACTGCCGTTTTAACTTCTTCAGCGGTTGGTGGCAGATCCCTGCCAAGCAGCTCGCCTGCACGCTCTGCTGCCAATGCCGACGAATCAGCCGCAAGCTGGGCTGTCACTTCCAGGGCGAGCGCTGAGGCTGCAGGGTCTGCCCACACTGCAGCAGTGATCGTTGATGCGCTCGGCGCTACGTTACCGGCCGCGATCGTTGCTTGAGCCAGGGCTTCCTGGGCGGTGCTTTCGAGTGCCAGGCCATCAGCAGCAGGGTCGGCCCATACGGCGGCAGCTACCGCGCCAGCAGTGGGCACGGGCTGGTCGAGCAGAGCAATCGTGTTATCCGCCGCCACGCTGGCAGCAGTCGCGGCAACCGTGGCGGTTGTCTCCAGGGCCAGCAGGCTGACACGGTTGAGCTTGTCGCTCTCGTCAGTTGTCAGGCCGCTGACTCCAGTCTCGACGATATAGGCCTTGCCGGGGTCCATCTGGATGCTGCCAGATGTCGCGGCAATCACAGTAGAGCCGTCGCGCCGAGTTAGGTTGCCGCCGATCACCCGCACAGGCATTGCCGACACGTTGTCAAGCTTGATGTCAGCCTTGGCCTGATCGATCTGAATGTTGGCGCTATCGATGGCGGTGACCGCACCAAAAAACGCGCTGGCAACGCCAACCTCTGTTGTCATGTACCACTGCAGCCAGGCGTAAATGCGGTCAATGTGCGTGACTCCGTCCGGGTCGTCGATATCCACTTCCAGATTCACGCCATCAGGGGAGAACTCAGTGACAGTTGAGCCGTCGATCCCGTAGGCTAGGTACACCTCGTCCTCAACCTGGACGTCAAGGAACGTGAGGCCAGAGGCTGTCAGAACGCCAGCAGTCTCCAGCGGCAGCTTTGTCGCATGATCAGCGCGTAGGCGGATCACCTTGCTGGCACTGTAGAGCACCGAGTAGCTCAGGCCGGCACCAGGCAGCTCGGTATTGAGCATCTCAAAACCGTCCGTCACGTTGTACAGCTGCACGCGCGACCCCTCGATCAGCGCAGGCGCCTCGATCGTCACGCTTACCTCGGGGACTTCAACGGTGATCGGGCCGCCAGCAGTGCTGGTCGTGTACGCGAGACCTAGGGGCAGCTGAACCACAACAGCATTGGTGGCCGAGTCGTTGCGCACACGCAGCGTGTAGCCGGCCGGCACAGTGATGTTGGGCAACTCGTAAGTGCCCGCCCCGCCCGCCCCCAGCTCGATGTCGTAGGTCGCATCCGGGCTGTCGATCTCAAGCTGCAGGCCCGAATAGTCGCCAGCCCCGTCGATGATTTTCAGCGCCGTTGCGGTAGAACCACGGACCAGCCCACCGGAAACCGTACTGTTCAGGGTGACTTCTACGCCGGATTCGCCTTCGTTCCACGCGCAGTCGATGTAGCTGCCGTGGGCGGCGCGGAATCCATTGAACCGCCAGAATTGCACACGGGTGCATGTCGCCACACCGCTCCCGGACAACTCCCACTGCCAGCCGCCAGCGGATGAGATTGACCCATCAGTCAGGGTGAGCACGTCGCTTGCGCTCTGCACGATTGCCATCGGGCGGGTCTGTGCGTCATCCAACTGCACCCAAGGCCCATGGCTCGGGGCGCCCGGGGAATATTCGTACAGGTTTTCAAAACCGATAGCGAAGTTCGACTCAGAGAACGCGGTCGTCGTGGAGCCGTCGCCGACTTGCAAACCGAGGCGGAGGTTAAAGTTGGTCTGCGCCGCGGCTTTAAGGTACATCGGCGCAGCGCGCATGAGCATCGGATCGCCAATCGAAGAAAACCTGACGGCATAGCCTGCGTCGTTCAGCGACTGAAGGGTCTCGGTGCCAGTAAAGTACGGCACAGAACGCTTGACGAGCCGCGACAGGTGGCAGTCCTTGCGCGAGTTTGCGACCGTTTTCGCCGTCACTTCGATGTGCGTTATGTCAGACCAATCAACGGACCCACCGGACACGTCGGGCGTCCGCGCTAGTGCTATGGAAAACACGATATTGTTGCTGTTGTAACTGGCAAGGAAGCCGTCAATGGCGCCCTCTGCGTTGTACAGCGGCAGGGCGCCATAGATGTTGAAACCCGCGTAGCTGCCAGCGCCGTCTACGAAATAGATACGCATGCCGCCATTGGCTACCGCGTCCAAATCGCCGCCGGGGCTGTACTGAGTGTTGCCCACCGCGAACGTAACGAACGTGTGCCCGGTGAAGTCCAGCGCTGTTGGCAGTGCTACTCGCATACCGTAGCGCCCGATTAGGTCGGAGCCGAAGTTGAAATAGGTGCTGTTTACGAAGTTCTGGTTTGATGTCTCAAGAACTGCTGCCGCACTGCCCTCGATCAGCGGAGCAGTAGGGGTGCCAGGGATAGCGCTCTGCACGGACACTGCGTTCAAGTAAACGGTCATACCTCCTCCTGTGTGATCGCAGCCAGTGTGCCGTCTACGCTGTAGGTGAACGTTTTGCGCAGTGTTGTGCTGCTCACCACATAATCCAGGCGGGTCAGCCTGCCCTCGGTGTAGGTGAACGTTTTGTATGCACCGCTGGCGTAGTCGATCCGGCTGACCCGACCATCTGTGTAGGTAAACTCAGGATCGGTTTCGGGAGGCCTTGGCCCTGGTATAGCCCCTGCGTCCTCAGTGGTTTCATCGCTGTACGTAACAGTCAGGTGTCCATCCGCCCCAACAGATACTGATTCGATCCCTCGACCGGCGTCGCCCGGCCGGCCTCTCGTACCGAGGGGGCCAGCAGCAATAACGGCCCTACGGTGCTCTGGGCGAATCAGTATCAAGCGGCTCATGCTGTGGTTACTTCTTCTTCCACAACAATGCTGCTGATAGCGGTCAGCGGGTAAACCTCGCCACCTGGCGCGACAGCTTCAAGGTCATAGACGCCGCGCTTCCACTCGAGCGCAGCAGCCACTTCAGCTTCCATGGTCAGCACAAACTGCCCGAGCGCCACGTCAACAGTGGCCACACCATCAGGATTTTCTGCAGGGTCGCTGTGCCAGCTAAACAGCACGTTACCGCCCACCCGGTCACGAACCTGGCCACGGCAGTGCCAGCCAGTCAGGTCAACGGGCGGCTGGGTCAGCAGTACGCCAGGCCCCGAAAAGGACCTCCAGCACGACGCGATCACGCCAGGCACTTCGATGGTGTCCGCATCGACCACTTTCACGTAGTACGGATCGGCGCTCATTACCTCATTGGCGTCATCAGACTGCACACCGCTATTCAGCTCGGCCGGCGACTTCACGCACGAAACCCAAAACGGCCAGCCTTCTGGCAGCCCATGTCCCGCAACGGTCAGTCGCAACGGCACCTGGCTCGGCATGCCGGTTATAAGAACTTGACGCGGCTCATCCTCGGCATACAGAAAGCCGAACTCAAAGGTCTTGCCACGGTAGATGGTGATGGGGATTTCAGGCGCCGACATGCCGCTCTCCTTACTTGCCAGCCTGCTGGTCTGGGCAGTTGGTGCAGCCTGCCTTAGGGCCGCAGGTGCAGGCGGTGGAGCACTCATGCAGCCGGGTGCGCAGCTCGTAGCCCATCAGAGGCCAGATCTTCTGGATAGCGTTCTCGCGTGCGATCTTGCGGCCAATCTCGGCGTCGAAGTTCTCAGGGCTGGCACACGCAGATTCACCGGTAACGGTGAAGCCGTTGCGCAGCACCAGAACGCAGAAGGTCAGCAGGGAGAGGTGCTGCGTTTTCCCTGGGTGATACTCCACTATTGCCATGCGCTCGCTGTCGCAACCGCCGCCTTTTGCTACTCCTGCCGCACCGATAACGCCATGCTCTGCGGTGAAGTAGTGCTCGCTGGCAATGTTCGCCTCGATGTCGGCCGGCGTGATGCGCGGCGCGGTCAGGCCCTTGGCCTGAATTTCCTGCTCGATGGCTGTGTCGGTCATTGTGGCTCTCCGATGATCTTGCACTTGCTGTGCAGGCTGATGAGCTGCTTTTGCAGCCCGGCTATTTGCGCTCGCTGGGTTTTGAGGCCGGCAACGAGGGTTGGATAAGCTCGTCGAGCAGCGGCTGTAAGTTCTGGGGCTCCTGCATCAGGCTCGCTGGCAGCGGTCCCGGTGCTGTCCACTCGCACGCTGGGGCAAGTTGCTGCGACCCGCAGCCCGCAAGTGCCAGCAGCAAGGCACTCGCGCCAATACTCGGCATAATCTTCCGCACGTTGCTTGTCCTCGATGTATGTGGATTCGACGGCAGCCTGATCAGCGGCCAGTTCGCGCTGCAGGCGCAGGGTGTCGCGTAATGAATCGGCCCGGGCGGCGCTTTGATCTGCTGCTGTCACAGCCCTGTCACGCTCACCTGTCACGGAGTCGACACGCCAAAGCGCCAGGACCAGACACAGGACAAGCGCCGCGCAAGCGGCAAGAAGGATGCGGATCACTGGGCACCTCGGCACTGCGCATGGCGCTCAAGCTGGCGGGTCCAAACGCCCCAGCAACGCTGGTTGGGCTTGCCGTTCACAACGGTCGAGCAGTCGTAACCGGCTGCCTTGCGCCAGGCCAGCAGCGCGTCACACGCCTGCACGTACTCGCCGGCTAGCAGATGGCGGCGCATCGATGACGATCGCCAGTTGCCAATTCCGTATTGGCCGGTGAAGTCGATGTAGAGGTCGTATTCCTCTTGATACAGCTTCACGCCTGGCAGAGAGGCCTTGAATCGACGCTCTTCCTCGCTGTGCAGCACCCTGGCCAGTTGCTCGGCGCGCTGGCGGGTAATGGGCTTGTCTGCCAGGGTTACGCGGGTGCCGTCTTCGTAGCGGGTTGAGCCGTGGCCGATGGTGGGTACGTCGCCCTGGGTTGGAATGTGGGGTGCAAGCAGCTCGACGCCACCCTGCTTCACCACTGGGCTCTGGCCCTCGCTGGCGATCCAACCGGCAAAGCCTGCAGCGCTGAGCGCCAGGGCACCAACAAGGACTCGGGCGCGATTCACTGCGGAGTTCCTTCAGTGATAGCGCACTGATCGTCCTGCGCCTCGCGGCGAGCCTTGTAGACATACTGCACTTCGAGGTCATGCAGACGCTGCTCGCGGCGATCCTTGCGGTATTGGTAGAGCAAATTCGCGGCGAAGGTCAGCAGCGCAGTGACGATACCGACGACGATGCCCCATTCAGTAAGCGTCAACCCTGACGCTACCGATAAGCCCGCACCGGCGTAGCTGGCTCCACTCATGACCTTGTCGCTCATACGCTGATCCTGTCAGTGAGGGGTGATCCCTCGTTTCGGTATGAGGCAAGGCTATGCAGGTGGACGTCAGCGGGCGAACCTTACAGGGGGTCAGCGTGGCTAGATCCACGCTTTGGTGTGGTGCTCAACGTCTTGGCGGGTGATACGGCGCAGGTCGCTATCAGGGCGCTCGCCGAAGTAGGCAGTGAACGCTGCCAGGGCAACGTCAGCTCGGCCCAGGTCCAGCGTCTCGCTGTCGGGCACGCTGAATGCCCGGTGCAGCGCCCAGTTCACCAGGTGCCGGTGGTGGGCTTGGTGAATCTCGGGTTTTGACGACTTGTCCGAGGTCAATCCACGCAATGGCAGCCGGTAGCACTCAAGCTTGAGCACGGCATCAGTGCTGGGCGATGGCACCAGGCGAATGCTGGTGTCGGTCTGGATGGCGAAGCGTGGCAGCCCTGACTGATCGCGCCAGCCCCGGTAGTTCTCATCCAGCCATTCGCGCGAAACCAGCTTCACCTGGCGCCGCTCCATTGCGCCAGGCTCCAGCAGGCCCAGGTGGTCAATCTCGTAAATCACCGGGTTAAGCGGGTATACCGGCTCACCTGCAGAAACGCTGATCACGCAGACGCTTTCGCTCACGGACTCATGCAGCAGGCGCCCACGTATGCAGGCCTCCTGCTCAGCCTCGATCAGCCAACGGGCAACGTCAGGCTGCAGGAACAGGAACGGCTCTACCTGATCCTGAGCAGTGGTCCTGAAATCTTTGGTCAGCTCATCGAGGGTCATGGCTTACACCTGGCCGTACTGGTCGACCATGCCGATCACTTGCTGACGCAGCGTTCCAACAGAGGCGCGCTTGTCCAGGGACTGGCGGTAGTTGTTCATGGCGTATTCAGCGAGTGCGTCTTTGTTCATGTTCCCGATCTGCTGACGCAGGTCATGCAGCCGATTCTGCTTCTCCTGCTCCAGTGCTTCACGGCGCCGGGCTTCTTCAAGCTGCTGGTCGGTGTCGTCTTGCTGATCACTCGGCGCTTCGGCCGTGGTTGCCACTTCCGACAGTTCCGCCTCTGCGAACATATCGCCATGGCGCAGGAACTTTTGCGCGACATTGGCCGGCAGGTTGCGCACCTGGCCATGCTCAAAGTTCAGACCGGTACCGTAGAGGTGGTCGGCGTAGACGGGCTTGCGGCCGATGTACTGAACGGCGACCTGGCCAGCCAGCAACGATGCAGCAGGCAGCGCCACGGCAGGCTGGCCGGATGGAACCTTTGCCAGCGCCTCGGCAACGGCAGCAGCGACCGCCTCGTCGACATCAGGCAGATCCTTGAGCGCGTGCACGGCAGCGTAAAGGATGGTTGCCTTCACACGATGCTCTAACGGCAGCTCAGCGAAGGGCAACAACAGCGGGTGAGTCTTCGGGGTCGTGTCGATCGCCTCGCCGTGCACCCAGCCGTCAGCCAATTTGGCATCGAGCCACTTCTGGTGCTCTTGCTCTGGGGTCAGCTCCAGATTCTCTAAATAGGCGGTAACACCAGCGACGATGCCTTGCTTATAGCCTTCACTGGCATCTTCCCAGGCGATTGCGGTCTCGCCGAACAACTGGCCAAGCGACGCAAGAAGCCCGTGAGCGGCTCCAGCAATTACTATGACTTTCATGGTCATGTCCTACCTTGAGGAAAAAGAAAGGGGCCGAAGCCCCTCCCAAAGCGACGATCAGCGGTTGCCTTTCAGCTCGCCGATCACCAGCACTTCGATCTTGCTGGCCTTGGCATTCGCAGCCACGGCGGTGGTCAGGATCAGTCGTGCCGGCTTGGGCAGAGTGACCAGGGCCTTGGCGGCGCTCGCACGCAGCCGTGCAGCAGTTGCCAGGTTCAGGCCGGTACCGAAGTAGGCTGCGTCCTGAGGCACAACGGTGCTATCCACACCATCTTCGTAGGCAAAGCCCAGCGAACCGGTGATGGTGGCGGTCATGCCAGTGCTGATCAGGATCGAACAATCGTCCAGGCGCATGCCTTCCGGCAGTGGACCGAGGTCGACAACATCGGCTGCAGCGATCGCAGCCGCGGAGTTGGCATTGAGCGCGGCACCGTTAGCGCCGGTTTCAAGCTTGAAGCACAGGGTGGTGGTGTTGCCGTAAGCGCCGGCCGCGCCGCCGAACTGGCGGGTGCCGAACTGGTTCAGGGTTACTTTGGCCATGATGGGCTCTCCTACATAAGGGTTTCAGAAGGTGGGCCGGTGTTACCCGGCCCGACCCATCACTTGCGAGCGCCGATGATCGGCACAGCAGTGTCGATCGCAGTAGCGCCGTAGTCGGTGAAATCAACGCCCTCGCCGGTGTCGACCGCAAAGCGGATCTTCGACACACCACGGATGGCACCCAGCAGCAGCTCGACCTTGTCGCCGTGGTCCAGCTCTTTCTCGCTCCAGAAGAACGGGATCTTCGACTTCTCGCTGGCCGCCATCGCCTCAGCTACGGCCTGGCCACCCAGCAGGATGGCGCGGTCGATCGCGTGAGTGGTGCCGAAACCGGCAGGCACGATGCAGGTGCTTTCCGCCTCGCTATCGCTTGCAGCGCAGTAGCGAATGGTGTCGCCGGCGTAGAAGCGGATCGGCTTCGGCATCTTCACGATGAGCACGCCATTCCACAGGCCGACTTCACCCAGGAACAGCGGGTGACCCTTCGCCTGCTGGGCGCGAGCCATTGCACTGGCCTGCAGTTGGCGGAAGTTGGGATCAGCGGCGAACAGGTTGTACTGCGCGGCCGAAACCAGCATCACGCGCAGCGGCGAGTCGTTCGCAGCAGCGTCACCTTCGAAGATCACCGGAGGCGGCGGCAGCGCCACCTGGTCGATGAAGGTGCGGACGCCGTCAACGGTATCCATCTTCAACAGGTCAGTGGTGGCCAGGTCGACTTCGCCGGCGTTCGCAGCGAACGGCTTGATGCCGTTGCCGCCGTCAGCGATGAAGTGGCGGTTCTTGGTCGGGGCTTTAACACGGTTGACCATGATGTCAGCGAACTGAGCATGGCTTTCGGTGGGGATGGCCCATTCCACGTTGTTGTGGAAGCCGCGAGCACCAGCCAGGTGCACCAGCAGGCTCTGGTCGACGTAGGCGTCCATCTTGGCTTGCGCCACAGGGCGACCCAGACGACGGAAGTCGGCCGGGCTGCGGATGGTGGTCATGGTGTCGCCGAGGTCGATCGGGAAGCGCGCCTGGTTCACGCGCAGCTTATCTTCCGACAGCTTCATGCCCACACCGCGACCCTCGGCGTATGCGCTGCCCATGATCGGGTAGCCGCCGGTGGGGTTCAGCAGGTGAAAGGTAACTTCATCGCCGCGGCCCTTGCCAAGGTCCTGACAGCGCACGATGGGCATGTGCTGGGTGGTCTGCTTGCGCAGGGTGGCTTCAGCACCTGCAGTGCCTTTCGGCATCTTGCCGGTCAGGCGCGCCATGGTGGTGTTGCGCTGGGTGTGTACGGCGAACAGGCCAACAGCCTGGTCGACCATCGCCTTCGGGTCACCGTAGGCCATATGGGTTTTGTCAGTCACGGTCCTTCTCCTTGTTCAGCAGGACCCGGCCTGTTATGCAGACCGGTTCAGGTATGCTTCGATCTGCTCTGGGGTCCAGTTCTGCATGGCCTCAGCTCGATCAATCGCGTTCAGATTTGCCATTGCCTCGGCTACGGTGCTGGCACCTGGTCGCCCGCCCGGAATGTCCGAGAGGCTGACCGGTACCGGCGCCTTGACCGCTTCGATGGCTTTCTTTGCGGCAGTGCGCACGTCCTGTTCGGATGGCGCAGCCGCCTGAGCTTTCCCAGTCGCTGCCTTGAAGGTGTCCATCAGCTCGATGACTGCTTCAGAAGTGCCGTTGCTCAACACAGCCCGATAACCTGGCTGCGCAAACTTCGGCTGCGCGTCGATCCACGCATCCAGCTCCCGGCTACCGATAACCGACTCGATATCCGGGTGTGCTGCGAGAACCGCGTTTGCGTGAGCGTCCTGCTCACTCAACGCCTGCTTCTGCTGCAATGGCGCAAGCTTCTTCTCGACCAGCTGCTCGACCAAAGTCGGCAAATCCATGCTGATCAGCTTGCGCACGCCCTTGGCCAGCGCCTCTTCGGAGAAATCCCCGAACAGTTCAGGGTCCACACCGGCATCAATCGCAGCCTCAGCAGCCGCGATGTTCTTGTCAGTGCTGGTGGCCGCCATCCCGGCGTCCGCCCGTTGCTGTGCCTGTTCCTTGAGCGCGCTCAGTTCCGTCTGAGCCTCCTGCAGCCTCGCCAGCGCTTCTTGCGCCTGCGTCTCTGCAGTTCGCCGACCTTCCCGCGCCTCCACCAGCTTGTCGTAGCTGATGGTGTGTATGCCGTCCTTGGCGAGGATCACGGCCTTAGCCGGGTCCACTTCCTGATCGGCGCCGGGGTCAGCGACATCGGTGTTCACTTCAGTGGCAGCATCCGCAGCCGCCGCGTCTTGATTCACTGCAGGGGCAGCGTCGGGCGCGCTGCCTTCTTCCGGCAAAGTGCCGGTATCGCCCTGATCGACCAGCTCCAAGAGCTGAGCGGCCTGTTGTGCGGTCAATTCGCCGTTGGGTGCGTACTGCTGGGTAAAGTCTTCGGGTCTCATGCCTGTCCCGCCACATATCGCCGTGGCCGCTTGGGTTCAGCTTTTACGAGGCGTCGCCGCCCCGCTCATCGCCGATCGCTCGGCTTGCAGACGAGTGTCCCGAAGGGGGGAGAAAACAAAAAACCCTACAGGGGGTCAGCCATGTAGGGTTTCGGTGTGGTGCTGGAGAACTCAGGCGATGTTGTCGCTGACCTGAGGCGTTTCGATGCCGCTCATTGGCGAAGGACTATCTTGCGGCACGGGCGGATATGCAGGGCTGGTGTTCTCGCGAACAGCCGGCATTTCTACCTCCGAACCTTCGCCTTGGATATAAGGCGACTGGATATTCATCGCCGCGGTCTGGCCAGCCTGCGGGAAGTTAGGATCGTCGCCTGGCTTAGCCTTCCATCCGGAACCCTTCATGATTTCGTCAGCGACCGGCGCAATCATCGGCATGGTTGCCACCTGGGCGCCGGCCTGCAATGCGCTGTATGCGGTCTGCACACCAATCTGCACCGCCTGGGCGGTGATCTTCTCGATTTCAGCCTCTGACCTGCCCTCTTTGATGGCCAGTTCGCGCATCTTGAGTTCGGCACCAGACTTGGCCAACGCATCCTGCACGGCCTGCTGGATACGTTGCTCGATCTGCTCGGGCGACTGCTGATCGCTGGCGGCGCGGATTGCCTCGACCACGTCGCGCTTGAACGGGATATCCATGAGGCTGACCATGAACGGCAGCATGGCCGCTTGATACTCCGGCGGCAGGCTCTTGACCGCTTCCGACATGGCGTTGAGCTGCTGACTGCGATAGCTGCTGCTGCTCGGCACGTCCTCAAGGGCAACCTTCAGGCGAGTGCGCTGCAAGTCGTTGGACAGATAGGCGTAGCCGCCAACCGGATCAGTCTCGGGCTTGTTGATCACCACGGTGCGATCGTCACGCACTGCATCGCCTTCGATGATGATCGTGTGCTGCTGGTCGCCCAGGTCGTCGATGATCATCGAGATAAGCAATTCACCGACCATGGTCCGTGCTGCGCGGAAGTTGTCCATGATGACGCCCAGGCTCTGGTTGCTCTGCTCGATCTGCATCTGCTCCTGCCGGCCGCTCGTCGCTGTGCCTTCCTTGCCCATGAATCCGGTCGTGACGGCCGATACACGCTGAATGGCTGAGCGGTTGTCCTGCAGCATCTGGAATTGCTGTGCGTTGAGCTGAAAGTCACGGTCGACTTCAAACCTGGCACCCGGGGTATTCATATGATCTGCATTCAGCACGATATCCGCATCGACGCGTGCAATTGTGTTGCGCAACTGCGCGTCACTCATTGCAACAGCGCCCTTGGTACGGGTCACGCGCACCGACGACAAACCCCAGCGCAGCTTGCTGATGCCGCTGTTGAGCGAGTCTTGCGAGTAGATCATGCCGCGCACATAGCCATAGGGAACGTCAGTACTGTCCTCACGGAAGCCCCAGAACGGCACGTAGCCGAAATGCCGGTGGGTGTAGGGGCTCGGCCCATCGTGCAGGCAGTGCGGACCCAGCCAGTAGCTGCGGCGCACCCGGGCAACGACAGCACGACTGAACTGCGCGCGCCCGCTGGTGATGGCCACGGCATGCGCCAGGTTGTTCTCGTCGTACTCAACGACACGGCCATCGGGTGTGCGGATCACGCCTACATCGACCCAGCGCCGGTACCAGACCTCTGCCAGGCAGATCTCTTTCGAGGTCGGGTTGTACCAGCGCTCTTCCTGCACGGTCCACGCTCGAGCATCTGCCCAGGCGTTATGCAGGCCGGTCGACTCACCACCGTCATAGCTGCCGATAGGATCGTCTGACCACCAGGTGGACCCGTGGCGCCCGATGGCCATGATCAGTTCGCGATGCTCAGGGAAAGCGCCCGCGATGCGCTCCGGACGCAACCAGCGCTGACGGCGCAGCCAATTGGCGTCGGTCAGGTCTTTCTCTTTCGCCGTCCAGTCCCAGTGGATTTCGCTTCGACTCACGACGTTGCAGCGATACGGGAACTTGAACGGGTCACTTTCCCGCTTTACCTCGACCCAGCCGATGCCCACGCCGATCTGCGTGCGGAATGCACCGCTGCAGGCGTCGTCTGCCTTGCTGTGACGCTCAGCCTGATTCAGCTTGTAGTTCAGCGCATCAGCAACGTCCTGGCCGCCCACGTCGCCATCGGCCGTGACACGCCAGTCGGTGCGGGTGGTGCTCTCGTAACCCTGGATCGACAGAAGAGCCGGCCCGATCAGATCCTCGACCGCCGGCGGAATGCCCAGGGCACGCTGACGGGCCAGCAGCTCACTGTCGAGCTGGTTGCCGTCGGCATAGTCCATTTCCTTATCGGCAGTACTGCGCCAGTTCGGCTGTTCCTCGATCTCGCGCATGATCTCGCAGTATTCGTCGAGGCTCAGCGCAAGCGGGTCTTTCGGCTGTTCACCGTCGTGCTCGGGGTGCTTGAGTGCGGTGGCGTCCATCTGATGTTTCCTCAAACGCGCCAGTCAGGCGCAGGGGCTTCTGTGTATGACGGCTGGCCTTGTCGACCCAGCATGTCCAGTTCTTTGGCCTGCGCCCACTGACGGAAGGCGTCGGCGCCCTCGCTGCAGCCGTTGGCCTTGTTCGGGGCGTTGTCCAGAAACCGGTTTTCAGAGCGGCTGAACTTCTTGCGGTAGTTGTCGAGCCGATTGATACCGTCAGCACAGGCAATCTCGTCGATGAAGCAGCCCTTCATGTGCTTACGGGTTTGCTGGATGCCGGTGATCAGCTCAGTGATGCGCGGCACGATGACGAACGTGTGCCCTGGCAGCAGGTCCTGCAGCATTTCCAGCACGCTGCGGTTGTAGTCGCCCAGGCGTTTGTGGGCAGCGTCATGCGGCAGGTAGTGCACGCCGTATAGGTAGCCGCGCTCTTTCAACGCCATGGCGTAGTGGCGCAGATCCTTGCCGTGCTCTTCGTAGTAGTCGACGAATCGATCTTCGCCGCGCAGTTCCTGCTGGAACCACACAGCGCAGCCGTCGCTGTTGCCGATATCCCAGAAGGTATTGACCGGCACATCCAGCACCGGCACCCGCGTTATGCCGCCACGCTTGCGCACCGCCTGCATGTCCTCGGCGTAGTAGTTGCCTTCGGTGCTGATCTGGAAGGCCTCATCGGGCGTACCAGGGTATTCCTGCCACATCCGTTCTTCTTTGCCCGCGAAGTCGGCCTGCTTGGTGGCGATGTACCAGGCGCGCTGGTCAGGATCGATCTTGCAATCCATGAGCGCTTCGAGCTTGTCGAAGTAGGCGTGCTGGCCGCGCTCGATCGGCACCGTCTGCATCGGCAGCCGGTAGTTCGGCTCCTGCCACCAGGCGTAAAAGTGGAAGCGGTAATCTTTGGGCGTGAGCGGCTTCTTGTCCCGGTAGTTCTTCTGGGCGATCTGCACCATGTTGAAGAACTCGCCTTCGCGCCCTTCTGCCGTGCTCTCGATCACCAGTACGCCATTCGTTGGCACGGCCGGGATCGACCCGGTGACCACTTCCTGCGCCTTGTCCGGATACTTGGCGCAGATCTTCCCAAACTCTGAGACGTGCAGGCGGTGGATCGTGCCCGAACGCATCGAGGTCGCCACACGCACCGAACTGTTGTTGTGCGCGAAAAGCAGCTCGACTGCGCTATCCCTGGCCAGCGGAAAGCGCTCACGAATCTCGTCAGGCAGGTTCTCGTAGGCGAATTTCACCTTGTCGCGGAATATCGTCTCGGCCGCCTCACGATCCTGGGCGATGATGCCGCAGCGCTGGTTGGCGTTGAACAGGGCGTGATCCAGCCACAGGACGGCAATCAGCGTTGTAAAGCCGAGCTGTCTCGCTTTCAGGATCAGGTTGCGATGCCACAGCCGCTTCAGGAATCGCTTCTGCGCCCGATTCGGCTTGAACGGCATCACAAAGGATTCACCTTCCTCGACGATGTTGCCGAGGTCGTCGACCTTGTCGTCGCCCTTCACCATGATCTTGTACAGGCACCCGGAGAACAGGCGCCATTCAGGGTCAGCCAGACAGCGCGCCAGTTCCTCTGCGTTGGTCGGCAGAGGCTGCAGCGGCTCGTCGTGGATCACCCGCATGGCCATGCTCAGTCCTCACCATGTTCGGGATCTTTCGCCACAGGCTTGAAGCCGTTCGAATTCCCGTTGGCGATCGAGTGCAGCAGGCTGGCCAGCGGGTCGATGCGCTGCTGGTTGTCCTTCTCGTACAGGCCCAGGTGCTTAAACAGCTTTTCCATGGCCGCATCTTTCGAGTGCGTCATCACCTCGATGCCGTACTTCGTCTGCTTCACGCCGGCATACAGCGACGCAGCACCTGGCGACAGCTTGCGGGTGTCCTTCATCACCACGCGCGGGTAGCCGTGACCACCACAGTCTGGGCAGTTCTCGAAAGGCTCGCGGTTCGGATCGAAGCCGACGCCACCTTCCTCTGGGAAATCCTCAGGGTCTTCACCCTCTTCGATCCACAGGCTGAAGGCGTAGTCCCGTTCGATCTGGGTGCGCTGCCGCATGTGGCCTTCGCCGTAGCAATGACGGCAGCACACGACGATCAGCTCGGTCAGTTCGCGAGCATCGGCTGTGACCTGATTCCAGGCCTCGCGCAGTACTCGGTCAGCGGTTATCTCGGTTCGCTGTTGCTGTTTCGCCCGGGCTTCAGCGATTGCAGCCTGGATGACAGGTTTTGACAGGTTCTCAGCAGCAGCTTGTCGCGCAGTCTTCTCGCTGTACCCAGCCCGAATAGCTGCCTGCGTGCCATTCAAGTCCACCAGGTACTCATCGACGAATCTGACCTGCAGGGCTGTAATCGCTACCTCGGCCTTCTGCACCTTCACCGTATTGCGAGCACGCGCAGTCGAGCCGGCTGCCTTCTTGGCTACCGGCTTCTTGGCTGTCTTCTTGGGAGTGGGCTTAGCGCCTGGAGATTCTGTCTTCATGCCCGGAGTGTTTCGGGCAGGAGGGTGGGTGTCGAACCCTACAGGGGGTGGCTCTGGATCATGGCCAGAGCGTCAGGCCTACAACAAACCGCCGGCTAAAATTGGCAGCAGCCTGCTACAGCAGCGCAATTAAACCGGCGATCGAAACTGCAGCTCGGGCAATGGGCGGAATGGACTCGAGCAGCGCCATGACTACCGACTTCTTGGCCTTCCCAGAATCAAACTGCTGCTGTACCACATCCACAATTTCTAGGGCCTCCTGCACTTGTTCAGCAGTAAGTCCCGAGTGCTCAATCTCATGCCGCAGAGTGTCGATATGTTGAGTTGCCTGAGAGTTGATATTGGCAATGTTGGTAGAGTTATCGGTTGAGTTCACATTTACCCGGGCATTCACACCACTGACGTTGTAAGTGATGCTCTGCATTGCAGCGCTGGCCTCAGGCAGCCCGAGCTTTTTCACCTGGCACTGATAGTGTGGTCCACTTCCGGCAACACTCTGCTCGTAGAAACGCGGGTCCATGACCCTGTATGTCTCTTCCCCAACGGATGTGGTTCTGATCAATAGATCGTTTGGATCGATTCGTATCAGGTCAGACAAATGTTGCTGACGTACAGAAATGACAATGATGTTGCTTCCAGACACAGTCGCCTTGATGCCATCAACTTTGCTTCCATCCTGCTTTAGCAGAGCAACTGTATCCCTGTTGAACAATGACATGACGATCCCCTTACTGGTTTGGTAGTGCGATCATATTGCCACTTCAAGCAAAAAGCCCGCACTAGGCGGGCTTCTCTCACATCATCGGTTCAGGCACTCGATCGCGCCCAGTGCAGCACCTGGTCATTCGTTCGGTTGAACACCATGCCGGCACTGGCAATGCGCATGTCGCTGCGTAACAGGGGGCTTTGGTAGCTCTCCATGCTACGCAGTTGCATCACCTCGGCCAGGCCGTGCTGGGCAGCGGCTGCCACCTGATGCTCGGCGTAGGCCTGCACCACAGCGTGATCGGCCGGCACCGGCGCCGCCAGCGCGATGCCACAGGACAGATACAGGATGGCGAATACAGACAGCAGGAATTTCTTCATCTTCGGGCGCCTCATCAGGGTTTGTGACTTGGAAGCCCGAGTGTTCTACCTGCAGGGTGCTGGCTCAAACCTTAGAGGGGGTCAGCGGCGCCCACCTTTTGGCGGCAGGCTCTCAGCCGCCCGAATCGCCTCAGTAAGAAGCTCATGTGGCGCGCCTACGGGACCGTCACTGTCCCAAACACGCCACTTGAAATCCTCTCCCTGGATAACGTCGTAGCCATTAACTTCATACATTTCGGGCTTTTTTTTCATGTGCTGATTCCTGAGTTCTGATCAGCACCTAGTTTTTGCCCCAACGCATCACAGTTCAAGCTGATTTTGCCCCGATACAGAATCGCCATCACCGCCTGGGATTTCTCCTACTGCACGCGTCATCAGTCGTTCCAGTTTGTTCATCCGCGCGCTCAACGTTGCCGCCATCAGCGCTGCATTGTGCCCAAGCTCGATTGCCGATGTCTGCAGGGTAACGCCTGCGAACAAATTCGCCAGCATCCGGTCCTCGCGTGGTGTCAGCGTCAGCACCTGGTCGCCGATGTCGATCTTCACCGTTCCATCAGGCAGCAGGGTCTTGCTGATGTGCCTGGCTGGCGGGTGCTGCTCGACTGGGACATAGATGCCCCGCTGTATGCGAGCCGCCAGGCCTTCATCCACCAACGCCTTAAGGCGATCATCCACCACCGCCGGCTTCAGCCCTGTAAGCCCCGCAACCGCCTCCCGCGTGACAATCTGCTCCAGCCGATGCAGATCCTGCAGCGCTTCTAATACCACTTGCGTCGATGATCGCTTCGTCATCTTCATGCTCCCGATGTCGCTCACTCAATCAACCCCTGCTCGCGCAGGATGCGCCACTGCTCGGCCAGCCAGGCCTGGAATACTTGGTCTTTCACTGGCCAGCCTTCTCGGCAACCTTGCTAACTTGCGCAGAATCGCAAGTTGGCGACTCTCCACCCTTGGCCAGTTCCTTCTCACGCTCGGCCGCCAGGATCTTCTCGACGGCTTCCCGCCATCCTGGCCCGTGCTCGAAGTAGGCATTCAGTAGCCAGTGGATCACCGCGGCCTGCTCTTCCTCTGCTTTGCGCGCAATCTCATGCCCCATAGCACGCAGGGCATTGGCCAGGTGGTGACACCAGAAGTTAGGGCGGCCGAGGATGTAGCGCAGGTGCTCGTCGAGCGCGGGAATGCGGTTCACCTGGGCGGCCAGCGCCTCGTCGACGATCAAGCCGACCTCTGCAGCAGATGAAGCCTTGGCGCACGAATGCAGCGCTGCGCGTAGCGCTCGCTGCCCCATATCAAGAGCGTGGTGCTGAGCGCTTACAGCATGATCCTGCGCCGCCCCCAACATCCCCTTCAGCCTTGCGATATCGGCCTCCAGCGCCCTGCGCGTTGCCTCTGCCGACTCCATGTAGTCGGTCTTGTGCTGACGCAGCGCATGGATCTGCTGCTGCATGTAAACCGGGCACGTCTCGGCGTGGCTGTCAGGGTTCCACGCGCAGTTGCATTCAACTTGATCAGTCATTCCAATTCTCCACTGGGTCGCGCTCTGCGCTGTTTGCCCACTCGCTGCCGAAGACCTGCATGTCGCCCTCGAAGCACGGTGGCTCTGATTTACTCTTGAAGCCGGCCAGCCAGTAGTGACCACTGTGCTGGGTGGCGCCGCAGTGGTCGCACTGCATCCAGGCGCCGAAACCTGGCGCGCTCTGGCGCCGGTAGTGGTGCTGCCTCACAGCGCGTTCTCCTGTTGCTTTTTCAGGTCGCGCAGCTTCCGCCGGTACTCGGCCGTGATCTGCTTGAGCTCTTCGATGGTGTATTTGCGGGGGCGGTGATCGGCTTCCAGCTCTTCCACAGCCTGCAGGCCGATGCGCTCAATCAGGCCTGCACGGAAACCGTTGCGAACCGACTCGCCCTTGCGTGCGTACTTGGCCGACCCGCCGTTGCAGCCTTTGCACTGCAACCAGATGTTGATGTCTTCAAGGCGAAGCTCAGGTCGAGCACCCTTGCCCAGGTAGTGCCCCCCATCCCATGCACCGCCTGGCTTCCATCCTTGCTCGGCCTGCACCTGCTCCTGGCTCTTGCCACAGCTCATACACCCGCTGCCGATCGATAGTTCGAAAACACGCCGGTATGCCTGTTTCGCTTTGGTGGCGTCTTCGACGTGGTCGCCATACTTCTTCAGCTTCTCTTTACGCACCTTGATTTCACGGCGCTCCCGCTGGTCGATCGCCATGCGCGCCTTTTTCTGGTTTGCAGGCTGATCAGCGATCGCCAGGCCGCACTCCCAGCAGCAGACCTTCTGGCCGATCTTCGGCGTGAATTTCACGTCACAGGCTGGGTTGGCGCATGTGCGCTGGCGTGGCTTGCGCTCGGCAATGCCGCTGGCCTTGGCCATGAGTGGCGTCTTTCGCTTCAGTTCGGTGCGCTTCACGACGCCACCATCCCGAACATCGCCGCCTTAACAAGACCCAGCGCTTGCTCTTCTGTAAAACCCTGTTTGACGTACGCCAAGTACGTGGCCCGATGAACCACTGCCATTAGCTCGTAGTGCTCGATCAAGGCGGGCAAATTCCTGCGCAACGCCTCTACTGCACCCTTGATATCGTCTTGCTTACTTGGAAGCTCGCGAACGTTGCCTGTCACTGCGCACGCTCCCCAGGCATCAGCCCGGTCATGTTCTCGATCGCTTCTTCTGTGAGCGTCGGCCAGTACTTCTCGATCAGGTGCTGGCAGATGCCGCGCCAGAACTCGCGAAAGCGCTCTTCGGTCATGTAGTCGAAGCTGATTGACTCGGGGATAAGGCGCATCACCCGGCCAAGGTCGGGAATGTCGAACGCCTCGTAGGTGCAGCAGACGCTGGCGTCGAGCTGCAGCTTCTTGATCGTGGTGTGGGCGTCGAGGCCCTGGAACTGGTCGATCTGCTCGCTGACCACACGGCCCAGGCCGTGGACCAGGCGGTGAAACTTGACGTTGCGAGCCTTCTTGATTTCGCAGCGCACCTGATCGCCGGTACGGTACTCGCGCTCACGGCACAGGAACTGGTCGATGCTGCTGTCGGCGCACAGGGCCATGCGCACTTCGCCTGTCTGCTCGTCGATGACCCTGCGCCAGACCATGTAAATCGGGCGGCCGGCGCGCTTCTTGGCGGCAGTCTTGGCTTTCGCTGCCTGCGGTTTCGTTGCTGTCGCTGTGTCAGCCATGGGCGCCACCCTCGGTCATGGCCGCGTCGATAGAGCGGTCAACGTCTTCTTGGCGAAAGCGGACACCCGTCATCCATATCGGGGTGCTCAGATAAAAGCTGTGCAAGGACTCGCTCTTGTCGCGCAGCCAGCAGTACCGCTTGGCATCCTTGCGCAGCGTCTCGCACTCATCCAGCAGGTACTGGATGGCATCAGCAGCTTTGTCGGTAAGGTCATACTCAAGGCCAGACCCAGCGCAGATACCTGCATCCTCTCTGAGCGCGTCGACCATCGCGCGTAGCGCTGCATTATCGAACTCAGCCATGGGCCACCCCCTGCTCCACCAGGTGGATAACCTCGGCAACGCCACGGGCGAAGCTTTCTGGCTTGCTCTGCATGCACTGGCGCAGACGGTTGATGATCTGAGCAGGGCCACCCTGCAGGTCGAGCATCAGGCTGTTGTCACGCACAATGTCGAGCGCGTGGCGCCGGCCTTCGAGGTATCCGACACGGTCAAAGTGCCCGCCTGTCTCCAGCGGCACAGGCGCGGCCTCTGTTACTTGGGCAACCGGTGCGGCCGGCAGCACGGCGGCAACCGGTACCGGCTTCGCGCCTTTGGCTTTTGCCCGGGCCAGGGCTTGCTGGGCGAGCATGTTCATTGCGCACCCGCCTTGCCGATCACGGCCAAACGCCCATCAGCAACCAGCACTCGCCGATCGCCACGGACCAAAATCAGCAGATCGCTTTCCCGGCAAAGCAGGTAGCCGCGCCTGATCAGCCAGTCGACGCTGCTGCGCAGATCGCTCTGCAGGCGACGTTCAAGATTCATGGGTTACACCTCGCTTGGTTGGCGATAGCCGTTTGGATTCAACGATCAACTGCCCAACGGACTTGCCCGCATGGGTGATGCTCAGCCGACCGCCGGCGCCATTGCTCAGCACGGCCAGACACGCAGTCCGGTCACCGATCAGCAGCGGTTCAGGGACGCGCAAGCCGCGGCTGCTGTTGTCGGTCTCGGTCGTGCCGATCAAGTAATGCGGGTAGTTGTCGCCCACCCCGCCAGCGATCACGCAAGCCCGGTACCTCCGCGCAAACTCCAGGCCCTGGAACTTGTAATCGTCTTCGGAGCCGGTGTTGCAGAGCTTCACCCAGCCCCCCATGTCATCCAGCACCCGGTGCACAATCGGGTCATCGAAAACCACTGACTGGTACGGCCCTACGCGGCGCACGGCCTTGTCCACGCGACTCCAGGCCTGCATGCCTTGGTCCTGGCTAGTGCCATCGATCAGCCGCACCACATCTGCCGGCTTGGGCGCAAACTGACCGCTGTCCGGGTTCTGCACATGGGCATTCAGGCCGCGGCGCACCGACTCAATGTCGTAGCCCGCCAGGGCATCGAAAAACACGTCGACGAACCCGGTGGTGATCTGCTTGCCGTAGACGCTCATGACCTTGGCCAGCATGGCGCCAAGCGCTACCTTGTCTTCAGTTCTCACGGACGTAATCCCCTTCGATGATCGGGTCGTCAGGCAGGAATTCTCCCTGCCCAGCGCCGCCGCCCTGCTGCCGCTGTAGTTGGCGAACCACCTCGTTGTTCGCGTCCTCAAGCTGCTGTTGCCGGTTCACTACCCCGCCGGCACGCCGCGGGCCTGCCTGTGCTATTCGGGCTTGAGAGGTGCGCATCCAGCGTTGCCAGGTGGCCTTCCAGTCGGCCATCGGTCTGCCGTTGCCCTTCCAGTAATCGAGGAACTGCTCCAGCTCCCAATCCAGATTCACGTCGGGCGCCTTCTCCTTCGCCCAGGCCTGCATTTCCGTCGTGACCAAGAACGGCAGTGGCAGAGGCTTCTTCGGCTTGGCCCGCTCAGGCTTCGCCGCTACTTTCCCCGCTGGCTTGCCCGGTGACGGGTCAAGGGGGACTACAGGGGGTTCTATTCCCTGTCCCTGTCCCTCTCCCTTCCCTGTCCCTCTCTTAGCCGTGTCGGGTGCGTGACCTGTCACCGTGACAGGCGCGTGACCTGTCACGCCTTGTCCTGCGCTTTCCAACTCTGCGAACGCCTCGCGCAGCACCTTTGTCGGTGTGTCCCATGCCAGCACCTGGCCGGCCTCTCGCAGCGCTTCGAACATGCGAGAACGGTCCTCGCGCTCTTTGCGCTTGCGGTCTGTTTCGTTGGCCTTCGCGGTCCTGTGCTCAACACGCTGCGCCCAGGCATCCAGCGCTTTCTCGGCTACAACCGGGTGGTAGAGGCGCCCATCGGCGCACTCGACAAACCCGCGCAGCGCACCGACACGCACCTTCCGCCAGCCCTTCACGTCTCGACCAAAGCCCGCATACGCTGCCAGGGCCTGCTCAGCGTTCGGCAGTGATCCGGCCGGCACTTGGTTCCAGCTCGCGCACCACAGCAGCACCGCGGCGCGAAACTCGTCACCACTCGCCTCAATGGCCAGATCGCTGTCACGCAACCGCGCAACGTCCAGCGGCATAAACGGCATACCGCGCAGATCAACGTCAGCGGGCACCAGCGGCGCCGGCAGATCACTGGCTATCATCAGCACCCTCGGCAGCCAGGCACGTCGTCACGATTTGCACCATGGCCTGCTCAGGCGTCAGGCCCTTGCTGCGCGCGTAGTGCTCAAGCCGTGTTCGCTGCACCGTCGACATTTCCGCCAACGATTGCCGAACTAGGTCGTCGACCTGTTGCTGTGTTGTGTTGCCCATAAGGGCCTCCTGAGGGCCTTCAAGCCGCGTTGCTGGTTGCGTTACGCTCAATTTCATCGAGCCAATCAACGACGATTTTTCGAACCAACTCGGCCCGCCGCAGCTTGTGCTTGCGGCACTGGGCCAAGATCAGCTCAAGGGTTTCGTCGTCGAAACGCGCTTTTATTTCGTTCTCTTTCACCGGCACAAACATGGAACCTTCCTCATTAATCAGGAGGCCATTTGCTGAGGCTCCGGCTTGGGAATCTGGCTACACAGCTCCCATGCCTTCACGACCCCGCCACAGCGCTCCTCGGCAACAAATGCATTTGCAGGACTCACCTGGCATGCGCCAGAAAGCCACTGCGAAACCGCAGGCTGAGAAACCCCCAGCGCCTTGGCCGTACTTGTCTGGCCTTTGAAGTGCTCGACTAGCCGCTTTACCGCTTCTTTTTCAGTGCTCATTAACCCTCTCCCAATATAAGGGTGCTTATAGATTAGGAATAAGCAGTCTTATTTGCAAGCGCATAAGCGCGCTTATAGAGTCGATTTATGGAATTACCTCTAAGACTCAAGCGAGCCCGCAAGCATGCAGGGCTCACCCAGAAGGCCCTTGCTGCGCTGGCAAAGGTTGAGCAGCCCCTTATCTCTCAGATTGAGACTGGCTCAACCTTGAAGAGCGCTCACATAGCCAAAATTGCCCACGCGTGCGGGGTGAATCCACTTTGGCTGTCGGAAGGCATCGGCGAAATGCTCGGCACCGATCAACAAGAGTCGTGGCACTCCAACGTTGAGCAGACCAAGCAGCCTCACCGGAAACCACAGGAGTACCCATTGATCAGTTGGGTAGCAGCAGGACGCTGGCATGAGTCGTGCGACAATTTCCAGCCGGGCGACGCAGACGAATGGCTTTTCACTGACGTATCAGCAGGCCCACACGGCTACTGGCTTGAGGTCAAAGGCCCGTCAATGCTGCCTCTCTTCACCGAGGGCATGCGCATATTGGTGCGTCCGGAGGGGTTCGACCTCATCAGCGGCAAGTTCTACATCGCTAAGCTGCTGAGCACTGGCGAAACCACCTTCAAGCAATACATCCGTGATGGTGGCCTGGGCTTCCTTCAGCCACTGAACAGCGCGTTTCCTGTGTTACAGATCACCGACAACGTGCAGATCATTGGCCAGGTGGTAGATGGGAAACTCCCGCCTATCTTTTGATCGGCCATGAACTGGCTCAGATTCTTCGACGCTCTCGGCCGTGGCGATAAACGAGCAATACGAGCGCTGCTTGCATGGGTAGCACTTGTCGCCATCTTCATGCTGATCACCTACCACCTCATACCACCCCCAACGTAAGCCCGGCCTAGTGCCGGGCTTCTCGTATCTGCCGACCTAATCGACACTCCTGCGTTATCGCGCCCGAATAAAAATATAAGCACCCTTATTGACTCAACAGATAAGCCTGCTTATATTCCACCCAACGCAAGCCGAAAGGCCACTACGCGGAGGGATAGAAATTGAGCGTACACACCCACCTGATCAGCACTGCCGCCGCCGGCACCGCCACTCATCTGAGCGCCGTCGAGCGCGCCGATGTTCGTGAGCGCGCCATGCAGACCATGCAAATGCTGGTCATCAACGAAATTCAGCAGGGCGAACCGCAGGTATGCAGCGCATTCGCTGACTACTGCAGCGAGCACCTGAGCGGCGAAGTGACCCTGGCCCTGTGCCTGTCGCGCATCCACGGCGATGAAGGCCTGCAAGTTCAGGCGCTGGCCGAGCTGCGTGCGCACGTCGACAAGTGCCAGGCCCCGTTCGTGGCTGCCGAGGTCGATCGCCGCATCGAAGCCGCTGGCGAGGCTGCACTGGCAGAAGCCATAGCGCGCCGGGAGCAGGCCCATGTCTGAGGTATCTCGCCGCCTGATTCGCCGTGCGATCGCCGACCTGGCTCGGTCCCGCACCGCCGGCCAGATGACTCGCGCAATCAACTCAGCCTACGCGACCGGAATGATCGAAATCGCCTACGCCGAAGGACTGATCCGCGATCACGAACACGATCAGTTCCGCCGTGAAGTGACCGCTGCTGACGAGCCGGAGGTGGCCCATGGATAGCCAGGTTACGCACCGCGGCTTCTCTGAGGCAGTCGCTCAAGCCATGGCAGCCGGCCTCAAGAGTCCCCAGCAAATCAAGCAAGCCGTCCGCCGTCACGGCGAGTGGTTCATCACCTGGGTGGTATCCGCATGAGCCGCTACCAGCGCGCCAAACGATTTGTATACCTGCGCGGCCTGGCTACCGCCCTGCTGCTGCTCACCGCTTTCATCCTCGCGCTCGGCATTGCCGACCGCATCACTCACGGGTGACGACATGCCCACAACACAGACGGCAACACCGACAGCAACGCTGATCGACATGCGCAAGGTGCAGGAAATGACAGGCCTGTCGCGCAGCACCATCGACCGTTACGAAAAGAACAAGGCCTTTCCGGCCAAGGTCCAGCTCACCGACACCGGCACCCGTCAGTCGCCTGTCGCGTTCGTGCTCGAGGAAGTCGAGACCTGGATCAAGTCACGCATCAACAGCCGCGCTGCCGCAAACAGCAGCGGCAACGAGTAGGAGCCTGCACACATGGCAACTTCGGATAAACCCAACGCCAACATGGCGCTGTGGGACTCGGTCAAGACCACTGACCGCGACCACACCAAAACCCAGGATCTGGAAGGCCGTCAGGTAACCAGTATCAACGGCATGTATGTCGTTCAGCGCGCTACCGAAACTTTCGGCCCGATTGGCAAAGGCTGGGGCTACGAGATTCTGGCTGACCGCTTCGACCAGGGAGCCCCGATCAGGGACAAGAAGTCTGGCGAAGTGATCGCCCATGAACAGATGCACACCATCCAACTCAAGCTTTGGTATGTGCGAGCTGGTAAGCGCCATCACGTTATCCAGTTCGGCCACACCCCGTTTGTTCGCAGCAGCCAATGGGGTGCCTACACCGACTTCGACGCCCCGAAAAAGAGCCTCACCGATGCAGTCAAGAAGTGCCTGAGCTTGCTCGGCTTCTGCGCTGACGTGCACCTCGGGATGTTTGAAGACCCGAACTACACCTATGCGCTTGAGCTGAAACAGCGCCTGGACGAGGCCGGCGAAGACGGTAAGACCGAAGCCATGAAGGACGCCCGCATCGAGTTCCGCGAGTGGCTTGATCGCCAGATCGCCGCAATCGTCCGGTCACCGAATGCACGCGCCCTTGATCTGCTGGCGAAGAACCTCGCCGATCAAGCCCGCGAGAAAGCCAAAGTCGTGAATTTCGATCCGGCCACTGTCGAGTCCCGTATCTCCGAGGCCGTTGAGAAACAAAAGCAATACCTGATCGATAACCCGCCCACCCACAACCGCCCCCTTAGAAAAGTTGGTGAGGAATAAACGTCATGACCATTGAAAAAGTAGACCTTGAGAAAGGCACCGTAGAGGTCGCCGAGTACACCCAAACCGACGCGGCCCTGGCCATGCTGCGCGTGAAGTACGCAGTTGTGCCGGACGTAAACACCGATGAAGGCTACGCCCTGGTCAAGTCCGGCATCAAAGAGCTGACTACCCTGCGCACCAGCCTTGAGGACGCCCGTAAGCGTGTGAAAGACCCCTATCTGCAAGCCGGCAAAATCATCGACGCCGAAGCCAAGCGCATTACCGCCGAACTGGTGAAGCTGGAAGACCCGATGAAGGCCGCGAAAAAGGAGGTTGACGATCGTCTCGAGCGCATTCGCCAAGAGCGTATCGCCCGCCTGCAGGTGAAGGTCGACGCCATCAAAGCCATGCCTGGCCAAGTTCGTGGCAAGCCGAGCCAGGAAATCGCCGACATGATCGACCGTGTCGGTGAAATCGACGCCATGCACGACTACTACGACCTGACCAAGGAAGCGGTGGCAGCGCGCCAGGTCGCTCTGGATGAACTGGCGCAGATGCTCAGTGACCGTATGGCTTTCGAGGCGGCAGAGGAAGAACGCCAGCGGGTAGAAGCGCAAAACGCCGAGCTGCGCCGCAAGCAGGCAGAGCAGCAAGCCGAGCTGCAGCGCCAGCAAGAAGAGCTGCGCCGCCAACAGCAGGAAATCCAGCGCCAGCAAGAAGAAATGCGCCAGCAGCGTGAAGCGCTTGAGCGCGCCCAGGTGCAGCTGCAACAGCCGGCGCCAGTGGCGGAAGCTGTAGCCCCTGCGCCAATCGAACAGCCTGCACCGGTTGTAGCAACTGTGTCCGAGCAGCCAGTAACTGCGCCGGCCCCTGCCGCGGCCAAGCCGAACAGCAAGGTCGACAACCGCCAGTGGCGCGCCGTGGTGCTGGACAAGTCCGCACTGATCGCCGCCATCGCCGCCGGCTACGGCACCGAGGATCTGCTGATCATCGACCAAGCCGCCCTGGACAGCCTGGCAAACGACAAGCGCAAAGCCCTGGAGCTGCCCGGCGTGGTCGCTGAGCCAGTGCCGGCCAGCCAAGCAGCCTAACCCCCTAACCACCTATCACCAGCCGCGCCGGCCCATCCGGCGTGGGTTGGGGCTCCTATACCCAGAGGTCACCGAAATGAGCAATTTGATCAACGTTTTCGACTTTGAAACCACTGGCATTCCTGACTGGAAACAGCCCAGCGAAGCCGGCCACCAGCCTCATATCGTCGAGGTCGCAGCCCTGCTGTGCGACGCGGCCGGCAACATCATCGACCGCTACCAGGCGATCGTCCGCCCGAACGGCTGGGAAATCAGCCCGGAAATGGTCGCCATTCACGGCATCAGCCAAGAGCAGGCCATGGATGAGGGTATTCCAGAAATTGAAGCCCTCGACGGCTTCCTGGCCATCCACGCTCGCGCCTCTATCCGCGCCGCCCACAACGCCAACTTTGACGATCGTATCGCCCGCATCGCCATTGCCCGCTACCACGGCAAAGACCTGGCCGACGCATTCAAAGAGTCGACCGAGAAGTTCTGCACCTGCAACAGCTCGCGTGGCCCAGTCGGCCTGAAAAAGCTGCCGACCCTGGCCGAGGCCTACAAGCACTTCACCGGTGAAGACCTGGTGGAAGCCCACCGCGCAATGCCCGACGCCCTTGCCTGCGCCCGCGTGTACTTCGCCCTGCAAGGCGTGGCCATGCCGCCCGTGCCGGTCGCGGCCTGATAACGGGGATCTGTCGCCATGATCGATTTGCGCGCCCTGAGCACCAAGAAACTCGATGCACCGCATCCGCTTCCTCACGTCAGCAGAAAGGCCCTGAAGCGGATCAAGGATGCACTGCCAAAACCCACCGCCTGCAACTGCTGCAGCGCGCCGGTTGAGCTTGTCGAGAACTCCGAAATCTACAACGGCCGCTCGTTCGGTGACTGGCCATACGCCTACCTGTGCCGCTCTTGCGGCGCATACGTGGGCCTTCACCCAGACACCGACCTGCCGCTTGGCACCCTGGCTGACAAGCGCCTGCGCGACGCCCGAAAGGTCAGCAAAGCGCCATTCGAAATGATCTGGCGTGACTACATGACTCGCACCGAAGCCTACGCCTGGCTGGCAAAGCAGCTCGGTATCCCGGTAGCCCAGTGCCACTTCGGCATGTTCGACATCGACCTTTGTGATCGGGCGCGCGAGCTGTGCGAGCAGTACCTGGAGAGCACCCATGCGTAAGCCAATGCCGCAGATGGTCGACCGCAACTGCAAAGGCTGCAAGCGCCCATTCCTAGCCCGCGCCTCGGACGTAAAGCGCGGCTGGGGCCTGTTCTGCAGCAAGTCGTGCAAGGCCATCAAGCAGGAAAAGCGCACTGGGCAGAACGCAGCCCGCCTGGCGCGACAAGAGAGCGATGGACACGGAGGTGGTGAGTTCGCCGACGCCCACCTGTTCAGCAACGAAGACCACGACTGCAACAAGGATTGAGGGAGCCGCCATGCACCACTTAACAACACTCGACCTGCCCACCCTTTCATCAAAGGACCGCGATCGCCAGTGGCTGGCAAACATGCTGGCCCAGGCTGAGGGTGTGCAGGTAATCGAGTCCCCCATCGTCACCCGCCCGTATGCCAGCAAGCAGTGGACGGGCGGTGACATGACCATCATCACCGAAGCTCGCCGCCATGAGCAGGCCGCAAAGGCCTGCCGCAAGTCTGGCCGGCCGGTCGGGTCTGTCGTTGAAGACAGCCCGGCGCTGGTCGAGCGCGCCCGCGCCATGGCTGGCCTGGGCATTTCCAAATTCGCCGCATCCCGCCGGCTTGAAATCGGCACCGCTCGCCTTGAGCGGATCGCCGAGAAGCACGGCATCACCCAGTTCACCAAATCCCCTAAAGCATCCTGAGGACTCAGCCATGTGGTTTCGCCATCTGTTGATCTACCGCATCACCCAAACCATCGATCTGGTCGCAGAGGCGCTGGAGACAGCCCTGGCAACCAAGCCCGCTCGCCCGTGCGAAAGCCAGGAGCTGAGCACCTACGGCTTCACCGCCCCGTTCGGTAAAGGCGAAGACGCCCCGTTGGTGCACAACGTGGAAAACATGCTGCTGATCACCGCCCGCAAAGAAGAACGCGTTCTGCCCGGCTACGTAGTGCGTGACGCGCTCAAAGAGAAGGTCGACGCGATCGAGGCCGAGCAATTGCGCAAGGTCTACAAAAAGGAGCGCGACCAGCTCAAAGACGAAATCGTGCAGGCCCTCCTGCCGCGCGCTTTTATCCGTAAGTCGGCGACCTTTGCCGGCATCGACACGACGGCAGGCCTGATCTACATCGACGCCAGCTCACCGAAGCGCGCCGAAGATCTGCTTTCCACCATGCGCGAGTGCATCGGCTCGCTGCCGGTTCGCCCGGTCACCGTAAAGATCGCCCCCACCGCCACCCTCACCGACTGGCTGAAAAATCAGCAGGCAGCCGAAGGCTTCCACGTCCTCGACCAGACCCTGCTGCGCGACACCCACGCAGAAGGCGGGAGCATCGCGGCCAAGCACCAAGACCTGACCAGCGAAGAGATTCAGGTCCACCTGGCCACCGGCAAGCAGGTATCCCAATTGGCCCTGGGCTGGCAGGACAAGCTGACCTTCGACCTCGACGACAAGCTGCAGCTCAAGCGCTTGCGCTTCACCGATCTGCTGCAGGACCAAGCCATACAGGACGGGGGCGATGACGACCTCTCCCAGCAGTCCGCCAGCTTCTTTCTGATGATGAGCACCTTCCGCGAGTTCGTACCGGAACTGCTCACCGCCCTGGGTGGCGAGGACATCCCGCAAGGATTGGGTGACGACGCTCGCCCTGGTACCGACGGCGGCATCGACGTCACCAATCTGCTCGGCATGAAGGACGGAATAACCGCCACCCTGCACCTTCCGGTCACCCAGCAGAGTCACGCTGACGACGAAGCCGACCCGCTCTATGCCGAGGCAGTGGCATTCGTCCGCAAAAGCCAACGAGCCAGCATTTCTGCCGTCCAGCGCAAGCTTCTGATTGGCTACAACCGAGCCGCCCGCCTGATTGAAACCATGGAACAGCGCGGCGTGGTCACCAGCATTGACAGCCATGGCCGCCGCGAGGTGATCCGCCATGGGTAACTCTCGCACCGCAGACAAATTCAATGCGCGGCTTCCTGATGGCGTACGTCCGCGCATCGAGGCAGCAGCTGAGCTTGATCACGTCAGCATGAACACTTTCGTAGTTCAGGCGATCGAGGAAAAGCTGGCCCGCGGCGTGCGCCAGGAACTGCTGCTGGATGCCCTGCAGCAGGCGACCGAGCGCATGGGAGTGCAGCCATGACCATGCACCACTGCTCGATCGATATCGGCAACGGCATCATCCGCCACGCTCGCAACCCTCGCTCGCTCGACGGCCTGTTCAAGGATGCCAAAACCGGTCGCCCTATTCCAGGCGAAGACCTGATCGCGCTTGCCCGTGATGAGGCCGAACAGGGCTTCGAGGTTATGACGCCAGGCTGCGATAACCGCGACGCACTCGGTTACTGCCTGGGGCATTCGATGGAGGCCTCGGCATGACCGCCTACCACGACTTCCTGCGCAAGAAAGTGCGTCTGGCAGAGCCGCAAGGCTTCGAGGTGGACCCATCCGTCTTCAACCCGATGCTGAAGCCACACCAGATCGCTATCGCGGTCTGGTTGGTGCGTCAGGGCCGGGCGGCATGCTTTGCCGCCTTCGGCCTGGGCAAGTCGTTTATGCAACTGGAGGTGGTGCGGGTTACCCGTGACCTGTGCGGGGGCTATGCCCTGATCACCATCCCGCTGGGCGTGCGCCAGGAGTTTTACGCCGACGCCGCCAAGCTGGGCATCAAGGTGAAGTTCATCCGCCGGTTTGAAGAGGTTGAGGACGAGCAGACCATCTACCTCACCAACTACGAGACCGTGCGCGACGGCAAGCTTGATCCTCGCCTGTTCAGCGTGGCCAGCCTGGACGAGGCCAGTTGTCTGCGCGGTTTCGGTGGGTCGAAGACCTTCCGCGAGTTCATGGCGCTGTTCGCTGGCGACGACCGGGCCAACGGCATCAAGGGTGAAGGCGTCCGGTACCGGTACGTGGCCACGGCCACCCCGAGCCCGAACGAATACATCGAACTGCTCGCCTACGCCGCATTCCTGGGCGTGATGGATGTTGGCCAGGCCAAGACCCGCTTCTTCAAGCGCAACAGCGAGAAGGCCGACCAGCTCACCATCCACCCGCACAAAGAAGCCGAGTTCTGGATGTGGGTTTCGTCCTGGGCGATCTTTGTCCAGCGCCCGAGTGACCTGGGTTTCAGCGACGAAGGCTACGAACTGCCGGCCCTTGATATCCGCTGGCATGAGGTGCCGTCGGACCACTCGCACGCCGGCAATGAGCGCAACGGCCAGGGCCGCCTGCTGCGCAACACCGCGATCGGCGTGCAGGACGCTGCTGCTGAGAAGCGCGAAAGCCTGAGCGTGCGCATCGGCAAGCTGCTGGAGATTCGCGCCGAGGATCCAGACGCCCACCGGATCATCTGGCACGACCTCGAGGCCGAGCGCCACGCGATCGAGGCAGCCATCCCATCCGCAATCAGCGTGTACGGCAGCCAGGATCTGGATGAGCGCGAGCGCGCCATTGTTCAGTTCAGCGACGGCGAGTTTCAGGAACTGTCGGCCAAGCCGGTCATCGCCGGTTCTGGCTGCAACTTCCAGCGCCACTGCGCCTGGGCCATCTACCTGGGTATCGGCTTCAAATTTAACGACTTCATTCAGTCCGTCCACCGCATCCAGCGCTTCCTGCAAACCAGGCCGGTACGCATCGACCTGATTTACACCGAAGCCGAGCGCGACATTCGTCGCCAGCTCGAGCGCAAGTGGGCGCAGCACAACACCATGGTGCAGAAAATGACCGACATCATTAAGCAATACGGCCTCTCAACCGCCGCCATGGCGCAGACGCTCACCCGCTCGCTGGGCGTTGAGCGCGTGGAAATCACCGGTAAGAACTACCGCATCGCCAACAACGATTGTGTCGACGAGGCCCGCCGCCTGCCAGACAACAGCATTCACCTGACCGTTACCAGCATCCCCTTCAGCACGCAGTACGAGTACTCGCCGAACTACGCCGACTTCGGCCACACCGACGACAACGATCACTTCTTCCAGCAGATGGACTACCTCACCCCCGAACTATTCCGGGCAACCATCCCCGGCCGCCTGGCCTGCATCCACGTCAAAGATCGCATTATTCCTGGCGGCATGACCGGCCTCGGTTTCCAGACCGTTTACCCCTTCCACATGCAGGTAGTCGCCCACTTCATCAAGCACGGCTGGGGCTACATGGGCATGAAAACCATCGTCACCGACGTGGTGCGCGAGAACGCCCAGACCTACCGCCTCAGCTGGACTGAGCAGTGTAAGGACGGCACCAAGATGGGCGTCGGCATGCCCGAGTACCTGCTGATCTTCCGCAAGCCGCCGACCGACACCAGCAATGCCTACGGCGATGTGCCCGTGGTCAAGGCCAAGCCCCTGTGCATCGACGAAGACGGCCAGATTGTGCCCTTCAACATGGACAAGAAGCTGACCATCACCCGCGGCAACGGCTACAGCCGGGCGCGCTGGCAGTTCGATGCCCATGGCTTTACCCGCAGCAACGGCGACCGCCCGCTGACCGAAGCCGACTTCGAAGGCATCCCGCATGACGTGATGTTCAAGCTCTACCGCGAATACAGCCTGGCCAACGTTTACGACTTCGAGCACCACGTCCGCATCGGCGAAGCCCTGGAAGTCTCCGGCAAGCTGCCCACCGGCTTCATGCTGCTGCCACCACAGTCCTGGCACCCCGACGTGTGGACCGATATCGCACGCATGCGCACGCTGAACGCCGAGCAGTACAGCAAGGGCCAGGAAATGCACCTCTGCCCCCTGCAGTTCGACATCGTCGACCGGGCCATCGTCCAGTACTCCATGGAAGGCGAAACCGTCTTCGATCCCTTCGGCGGGATCATGACCGTCCCCTACTGCGCCATGAAGCTCAAGCGCAAAGCGATCGCCTCCGAACTCAACCCCCGCTATTTCCTCGACGGCGCCGGCTACTGCAAGGCCGCCGACGAAGAACAGAACATGCCGGGCCTATTTGACCTGCTTGAAGCTGAGCAGGCCGAGCAGCAGGAAGGTGCGGCATGACTTCCATGAATAAGCCACAACTCGAAGCGAACAGTAAGTTCCGCATTCACCCCCAGCCGAGCTTCAACTTTGGCGGCCTGGTGATCGACAACTTCGCCGGCGGCGGCGGTGCTTCCACTGGAATCGAAATGGCCCTCGGCCGCCCGGTTGATATCGCTATCAACCACGACCCCGAAGCCATCGCCATGCACGAAATCAACCACCCGCACACGAAGCATTATTGCGAATCGGTGTGGGAGGTAGACCCGCGCGAAATCACTGGCGGCCGACCGGTCGACCTGTGCTGGTTTAGTCCTGACTGCAAGCACTTCTCCAAGGCCAAGGGCGGCAAACCGGTGAAGAAAGAAATACGCGGCCTGGCCTGGGTTGCCATCCGCTACGCCGCTACCGTGCGCCCGCGCGTCATCATGCTGGAGAACGTCGAAGAGTTTGTGACCTGGGGCCCCATCACCGTCGACGGCCGCCCATGCCCAAAAAACAAAGGCCGCACCTTCAATAGCTTCGTTAACGCGCTGCGCCGCCACGGCTACCAGGTTGAATGGAAAGAGCTGCGCGCCAACGCTTACGGCACCGCCACCATTCGCAAGCGCCTGTTTCTGGTCGCGCGCTGTGACGGCCTGCCCATCGTTTGGCCGGAAATGTCCCACGCTCCGCGGCTGAGCCCAGACGTAAAGAACAAGCGGGCCAAGCCCCAGCGTCTGGCAGCAGACATTGTCGATTGGTCACTGCCCTGCCCGTCGATTTTCACCCGCAAGAAGCCACTGGCAGAAGCGACCCTGCGCCGCATTGCCCGCGGCATTCATCGCTATGTCATCGACGCGGCCGAGCCATTCATCGTCAAGGTTAACCACGGCTACGACTACTTCCGCGGGCAAAGCTTGGGCGAGCCCCTGCAAACCATCACCAGCAAGCTCGGTAGCGCTCTGGTAGTGCCGCAACTGGCGCCTTTCATGATGGTCAACACATCAGGGCATCCTGGCGCCCGCTTGGACGATCCCGTTCGGACGCTAACCACTGGGGGCCAGCACGCCGTAATCGCGCCAACCCTGGTGCAGGTTGGCTATGGAGAACGCGAGGGCCAGGCACCACGCGCGCCAGGCTTGGACAAACCGCTGGGCACAATTGTGGCCGGCGGCGGCAAGCATGCGCTGGTCGCAGCCTTCCTGGCCAAACACTACGGCGGAAACTACACGGGCCCTGGTAATGACCTGCGCGACCCGCTATCCACCGTCACCACCGTGGACCATAACGCCCTGGTACTGGCCCACATCCAGCGCGACTACGGCAACAGCATCGGCCACCCTGCGACTGAACCACTCGGCACAATCACCGCAGGCGGTGGCGGAAAAGCAGCACTGGTCGCCAGCAGCCTGATCAAGCTGCGTGGCACCAGCCGCGACGGCCAGCCAGTCACCGAGCCGCTGCATACCATCACAGCGTCTGGCACTCACCTCGGCGAGGTGCGCGCCTTCCTGCTCAAGTACTACGACACCGCGGTAGGGCAAACACTGACCGAACCGCTCCACACCATCACCACCAAAGACCGCATCGGCCTGGTGATGGTTAAAGGCGAGCCCTACCAGATCGTCGATATCGGCATGCGAATGCTCGAGCCTCACGAACTCTTCGCTGCCCAGGGTTTCCCTGCCGACTACATCCACGATCGCACTGCCACTGGCAAGAAGCTCAGCAAAGCGTCTCAGGTTCGTATGTGCGGCAACAGCGTTTGCCCTCCGGTGGCCGCCGCCCTGGTGCGCGCGAACCTGTGCGAGGCCCAGGCTAAGGACTCGGTCGCATGAGCAAGCGCAAGCCCAACAACTCCCGCGCACGCCTTGAGCGTGCATGCCGGGCACTGCTCAGCACCAACCATGTCGCCGTGGTCAGCCTGGACCCTGCAGGCCTGCAGTTCATGATCAATTGGAAGAGCGGCAAGAAGATCATGTCCCGCCAGGTAGTAGATGCCGTATGCGACATGCCTCACCGGTGGTGCGTTTACTTCGGTGCGCTGTGCATCGACCAGTTCGGCAGCCGTTACATCAAGGCGGTGGAGATAGCACCGCAGGGCATTTACCTCTCCAAGCACCTGGATGACGTGATCGAGGATCACTACCGGGCGCTGCTTGCCGAGTGCAACCCGACTCACCTTGTTGGCTCCGGCTGGATCGCCAATCCGTGCGGCGTTTCCCTGGACGAGGAACAGGCTGCGCGGATCTTCGACGCCGTTAACGCCTGGCCGGCGAGGGGGGTTGCATGAACCGCATACAAGCGCTGCCAGGCTCAAAACTTATCCAGCCAGCTCTTCAGGTCAAAGTCATACGGCCAATCAAGTGCTCGGCGTATCAGGTCGGCAAGCAGATTGCCGATCACTCGGCCCAGTACAGCGATAAGCAGACGGCGGAAAAAGTCTTTCATGGCGGCTTGGCCCTCGGGGTTGGTCACACCCAAATTCTGCTGTCACGACTTGAACAGCGTCCTCTTGGGAATTTTCCAGACCATTGTTCCAGGGCGAAAAACCACAATTTCAGCGTGGTTTCCGATTCTGAAAACCCATCACGACCAGCCAAACGTCAAGCCCTAAACGCCCCTACCTACTGCAAGGCAACCGGCCGCCGCATCGGTGTATGCACCTGCCCGAAATGTAAGCCCGTCGAAAAGGACAAGAAGCAATGAAGACCATGAGCCTTGAAGAGTTTCGGGAAACCCTAAAAGCCCAGGGCGTGCCGCGCGAGCACTACGCATTCCGCTGCCCCATTTGCTCGACCATCCAAAGTGGCGAGGACCTGATCGCCGCCGGCGCAGGCGCCGACTTTGAGGCGGTGCAGAGCTACTTGGGTTTTTCCTGTATCGGCCGCTTTACCAAGGTAGGTGGCCACGTCAAAGGCACCCCACCCGGCAAGGGCTGCAACTGGACACTGGGCGGCCTCTTCCGGATGCACGAACTGGAGGTGATCACCGAAGACGGAAAGCACCACCCTCATTTTGAGCCTGTCACTCCGGAAGAAGCGCAGGCCCATCAGGTGGCAAAGGCATGAGCCAAGCAACGCTGTTATTGAGAGCTACAAGACAGGGTGCTGCGACGCAATCCTTCTTGCATGCATCAGGAGGTCATCGTGCGCCTCTTGATCGCTCTTCCAGTCGCCTTTCTGGCTGTAGTGAATACCCGCGCAACGAGGGTTATCCATGTGGAGAAAGAGCGATCCCTCGCGCGGTCTCCCATCATCAGAACGCCCGGAAATGGAAAAGCCCACTTCATTCCCATAAGCACGTACGGAGTATTGCAGCTCTTCATTTTGCATATCACAAATCTCATAGTTTTGGAAACACTATTTTAGCACATTCCCAAAACACCCCCATTCCAGCCAACGACACACGCCAACGGGAGGTATCGCCGTGCGCGCTCACACCCTCGACCTGACCATTTTGGAACTCGCCAAGTGCCTGCGCGCCGCCCGGGCGCTGCGCTCTGCAAGGAAGAAAGCAAGCGGCAAGCGTGTGCCGATCGAAGCCGGTGCACTGCGCCGCGCTTCGATGGATCTGACGCGCAAGCTCGCAGACCTGCGCCAGAACCGCTGAAAACAGATACCGACCTGGCCGGACTTCCCTGCCCGATGCCGCCGGTCAGGCCGGTAGACACCAGTATCCCACACCTACGAGGTGCGTAATGAAAGAACAGTCACCGTGGATCGATCATGGCCCAAGCAAGCCATGCCCATTCGCCAGCCCCTACACGTCTCGGGTAGATATCCGCCTGCGCGATGGAACGGAGGTGCTGGACACTCTGGCCTGCAACACATCTTGGTTCTGGTACGAGCACGATAAACATGGCGATGACGTCGTGGCTTACCGGGTGCCAGCGCAGGCCGCCCAACCATTCCCACCACCTGCAGTGGCCATGCCCCTGGCAATCACCCTGCCGATGCCCGTCATGCCAGATGAGCCAGAAGACGCGATCGACGATAGCTGGATGGATGGCTACAACGCTGCGCTGCGCATGCGCGAGCAATGCGTACGCGCCATTGAAGCCGCGGGCCAGGTATCCGGTCCAGTTGTAAGCCAGCAGCTTACTAATGCCGCCAGCGATGTTCTGGCCGAGCGCCAGCGGCAGATCACTGCTGAGGGCTGGGCGCTAGGGCACGATGACGAGCACGTCGAAGGCCAGATGGCCGACGCAGCAGGTTGCTATGCGCATGCCGCAGCCGGCTGGAACAACTATTCGGCGCGAGATCGCTGGCCGTGGTCGCTGAAATGGTGGAAGCCAAGCACTCCACGCCGCAACTTGATCAAGGCCGGCGCCCTGATCCTGGCAGAGATAGAGCGCCTGGATCGTGCCGAACAAGCAAAGCAGCAGGAGCAGCAGCCATGAGCCGTAGTGGATACGACGATGACTGCAGCGGCTGGCCCCTGATCTGCTGGCGTGGCGCAGTTAATTCAGCGCTCAAGGGCAAGCGCGGCCAGGCTGCCCTGCGCGAGATACTCGACGCCCTGGACGCCATGCCAGTGAAGGAACTGGCGGCTGATTCCCTGGTATCGGCTGATGGCCAGTTCTGTACTCTAGGCGCCCTTGGTGCCGCGCGCGGGATGCCATTGGAAACTCTGGCGCCTGACGATCCGGAAGGCGTGGCAGAGAAATTCGGCATAGCCACAGCGATGGTCAGGGAAATCGTCTACGAAAACGACGAGTACCCAGGCATTTACGGACCTGATGGTAAGTGGAGCCCTGAAACTGCGGAACATCGCTGGAAGCGTATGCGTGAGTGGGTCGAAAAACAGATCCTGCAGGCTCAGCCATGACCGAGCCCACCCACACCGTCGGCGGCTTCTATGAGTGGGCCGTCAAATGCGACATCTGCAACCGCGCGCGCAGCGCTGGCGGGCATAAGAAGTGCTCGAAGCTGCGCCAAGCGTTACGCCGGAAGGAAAAGGAGGCAGGCCGGTGAAGCTGATCCCTCATTCTGGTTTCATCCGCCGAAAGCTGGAGGCATGGCTTGTCCGCCGTGCCGCCGCCATCCTCATGAACCGCAACTGCACGCGTAGCGCAGTCGTATCGCGCCGCGACAACAACGCCATGTGGGGGATGGCCGAGCGCCTGGAAGGCATAGCTGATCGCATCAGCAGCAACTATACAAAGGGCATGGAGGGTTACGAAAAATGATCGACTACCACCCCAAAGGCGTCCGCTGCCGGGCGTGCACCAAACTGTGGGAGGACTGCCGAGCACTGCCCTTCCACGAAATGCCGGTGCATCGCCGTGATGGCAATGACGCCGTCGTGATCTGCACCGAGTTCGTCCAGGCCACCGAGAAGATGCAGGCGCCGCCCCGGGCAATCACGCGGATCTACCTGAGCGGGCCGATGACTGGCCTCCCCGATTACAACTACCCGGCGTTCAATGCCGAGGCGAAGCGCCTGCGTGGGCTTGGCTATGTGGTGGTGAATCCGGCAGAGAACCCACCCCAGACAACCTGGGAGGCCTACATGGAGGTGTGCATACCGCAAGTACGGACCTGTGACACAATCGCGCTGCTGCCAGGCTGGTCGGAGTCGCGCGGCTCGTTACGTGAGCGGCAGGAAGCGATACGGCTCGGGATCACCATCACCGCAGCGGCGCGGATCACAACCAGAAGCAAGATGGTATGCCGATAG